GAACGATCAGGTAGTTTTAAGAACTCAGTACATGAATTCAACATCATCATAGCTGAAGATGCAGATAGTTATTTGACAACAGTAAGATGCCATGCACTTCTTGGTGTATTATCGTGGAAAGAAGTTATTGTTGAAGAAAAAAGATTTCCAGAGCTTAAGTACAGTGATACGTTAAGAGGAGGATTTGATATGGGCAATGCATAGATCATGAAATTCACAGGAAACATAGGACTGGACTGGTGGTTACAACAGGAGGAGAAGAAAAAGAAACGTCGCGAGGAATATGATAAACGTAGAAAACAACGAATAGAAGATTACAATAAGAAAAGAAACAAGTGAACTACGTTAAAAAGAAAATAGCAGGATTGATTTGGGACTTATCAGAATGGTCAGGAATACCATTAGGGAAATACGCTGAACCAATATTCAGGATCATGATAGGAGCTAACAACAATAACAGCAAGAAACTATGAGCAACTGGTGGCCATGTGATAACTGTGGAACACGACATGATCCTAAAGTAGAATGCAAAGAATATCATATCGATAGACATCAAAGAACTTCTGGTGGTAGACCTATCAGTAGAAAAGAAAAACGAGCAAGAAAACGTAAGAACTTGAAGATGTCAAAACGTAGTCAAAAATGAACATGTTAAAAGATAAATCTTTTAAGTGTTATTTGGTAATAACATTTTATTAAATTTGGCATGTAGATAAAATTGTATAGATCCAGAAATAGAATGGCAAAGAAGAAAACATCGACCACGAAACCTGCAACTCTCAAAGTTGTCAAGACCCCTGAAGATCACCCAGCAAGTAACGAGCCAGAGTCTAATAAGGCGAATGGTGGGGATGTACATGAGGTCCAGTTGCCTACAGGCGAGGAGGTTCTTGCAGCTGAGAAAGATGTCGTCGAGGAAGTAACACGAGGGCAACTTGTCAAGTTTGCAAGCAAGATCAATATCTTGACGAAAGGCAAATGGTTCACCATTGCAAGATTTCAGAAGTTGTTCAAGATGCCCAAGCCACAATCAGCTCAAATTCTTCTTGCTTTGTTTGCTGAAAAACTTATTGCGATTGACCAACGTGCTGGTGTAAACAAGTACAAGATTGACTTTGGTAAGACAACACAGCTTGAAATCATTGACAAAACAATTAACAGGCATAAGAATTCAATGGTTGCATTGATGAAGGAAAGGAAGTCACTGATGTTAGAGATCGAGCAAGATAAAAAAGCTGCAGTAAAAGCCAAGAAAGAAGAAAAGAAGACAAAGTAATTCAAGGCAATAAGTTATATTTGTTTCCGTTAATAAGCAAATCATGGCTAAGAATAAAGGCAAACGTAAGAAGAATAAAATCGTTAAAGCCGAACAGGTAGGCCTAAGTGGGGACATATTTTCAAAGGAATTACTTTCATTAGATGCTTTAGGAAAAGAAACTGAGATCAAAAAAGGATTATTGATCAAAGAGGCCTTAAGTACTGATGACCCTACTACCATATTGAAAGCACAAAGTTATTTGAAAGCTATTGAGGAGCGAGGAGACAGTAGACCCAAATCACTGATCCTCGATAATACGTTCTTCAGTGGACAAGGTTGGAAAGAAAAATCCTACTCGGTATCATACGAGCTATTGAGGGGAATGGCAAGAACACCTATCATCAAATCAATTGTTGAAACGAGAGTTGAACAGGTAGTTGATTTCATGACACCTCAAGAAGATCGATATTCAACAGGTTTTATAATCAGGCCAAAGAGAAAGGCACATTTCAGTGATGAAGAAGAGAAGTTAAAACCTGAGCAGATCAAACGTGCTTCGGAAATTACTGATTGGATCATGAACTGTGGACCTAATGCTAATGAATGGCATGGTGATGATATTGATAGTTTCACAAGAAAGGTAGTTCGAGACTCATTATCATTTGACCAGATGTGTTGGGAGAACGTTGAGAATAGGAGAGGGGATCTTACTGAGATCATAGCTGTTGATGGTGCATCGTTCAGACTTACTGACCAGATCAATGAAGAGGACTACGAGAAACTTACATCAATCAAGCAAGTTCTTGGAAAAGAGGAGAAGAAGAACCACGTAAAAGGCTATCCACCATATTACTTGCAAGTATATCAAGGCAGGATCATTGCTCAGTTCTACCCTTGGGAAATGTGCTTTGGTATCAGAAATGCACAAACATCAATCCTATCAAATGGATATGGACGTTCTGAACTGGAGGATCTGGTTCAAACAGTTACTTCATTGCTTAACGTAGATCAGTACAATGCCAATTATTTCAAAGTAGGTTCAAATCCAAAAGGGATCCTAAGGGTAACAGGAAATGTATCCAACGAACGATTGGACGAATTCAAGTCCCAATGGCAAGCACAGATGGCAGGAGTACATAATGCCCATAAGCTTCCAGTAATAGAAGCTGATAAGATGGACTTCATTACTACCCAAGGCACCAACAAGGAAATGGAATACAGCAAATATCAGGAGTTCCTGATCAAAGTAGGCTGCGCTGTATTCAAAATGGACCCATCGGAGATTGGATTTCCTATGTCAGGTTCAAGTGATGCCAAGCCAATGTTTGAAGGAAACAACGAGGCAAGGCTAAAACATTCAAAAGACAAGGGCCTCAAACCTATACTGAAGTTCTATGAACGTAAGTTCCAACGTTATGTTATTGATCGTTTGGATCCAGAATATGAAATCAAGTTTGTTGGACTTAATGCATTCACCCCAGAAGAAGAACTGGAAGCAGAGATCAAGAAGGTACAGAACTTCAAAACGGTTAATGAAACCAGAAAGGAATTTGGATTGGATGAACATCCAGATGGTGACATCATATTAAATCCAGTCATGATGCAAGCCAAACAAATGGAAGCCATGAATGGTATGGGACAAGAGTCAGACCAATTTGCAGATGATAATCCATTCAACTGGGATGATGAAGGAGACCCAACGGAAAAAGGAGAAAAGACTGGACCTATCGTAGATGCATTGAACCAATACATCAAAAAGGAATTGGTAGAAGAATAATCATGGCTGATAAGTTTAAGCAAGCTACTACAGATGCAAATAACTTCATACACAACTATCCTCCAGTTGTAGAAGAGGTAGAAGAAGCAATTGCAGTTGAAGATGCCACTTCACAAAAGGATGCATTGACCAATGAAGAATTAAGGGAAGTTCCATTAGAGGTAAGTTCAGAAGGTTTAACAGATAAAGAACTTAGGGCATCAGCTGTACCAGTAACAGATTTAGGACATCAAACAGATGCACTTACTGACACAGAATTAAGAGCAAGTCCAGTTGAGGTAATAGCATCTGAAGATGTTCAAAAGATAAGTACAGTCAATTCATCCAATGTATTACTTACATCTGGTTCAACGTTTACAGGGGTTTGGGAAGATGTTACATTATATCCAGCCTTAACAATATCTGTATCAACTGACCAAGATGGAACCTATCAAATACAATATAGCCCAGATGGTGTGAACGTTGATAGTAGCCTGACGAGATACTATCGTACAAATCAGATAAATGTACCACATAGGTTTACCAATGCAAGGGGGTATATGAGAATTGTATTCACAAATACTACAGCTTCAGATCAAACATATTTAAGGCTCCAAACAACACTTGGTTTCTTCAGTGATCTTAATGCACCTATTGACTCAACATTGGCTCAGGACTTTGATGCTTTGGTTGTAAGGCCTACAGATTTTCATACAGAGGTAGGGTTAGGCAGACGACAAGGTTTTGAACTTTGGAATAAGTTTGGCTATAACCAAAACATAAGCGTTGGTACAGAGGCGGTGCTTTCTTGGGGTGGTTCGTTTACACCATTGTTAGTGGCAACCACAATGTCGATAGTTTCAGATTCAGTAGATGATGCTGTTGGTGGAATAGGGGTTGAGCAAGCGGTCATCTATTACATAGACGAAAACAGATTACCTCAGATAAAGGTTATTCCAATGAACGGAACAACGCCTGTTGTTACTGTCGAATTAAGTCTTGGGATAAATAGGGTTGCGATGTTCTTATGTGGCAGTAACATGAAGAATGTCGGTACAATAACTGTTACGGCTGTTACGGGTGGAAGTACGATGGCTGAAATGCCAGCAGGGGGTGGAGTTACACAGCAATGTCTTTTCCACGTTCCATTAGGGTATCAATTTTCTGCGGAATGGTTATGGGCCAATACTCTGAAACCATCAGGACAAAACCCAACCGTAACCATAAAGATGTGGGTGTGGTCATCCGTATCAAATGGTATGCAAGAAGTTTACAGAAAGACTTTGGACACCGCAGTTGTAACACATCTAAGTGAAAACCCTAATCTGCCGTTTCCTATTACAGAGGGTACTGTTTTGTGGTTAGAGGCTACAACAGATAAAAATGCCACAATCGTTGAAGGAAGATTTTCAGGAGAACTGGTAAGAAATATAGATGCTTAATAATAACGAAGAAAAAGAGTATTTTTGAAATGAAACAGGGAACAAAAATCAGGAACAATGGAGAGAAATGAAACATCATATAATCGCCTTAATTATGATACTATCACAAAGATCATTTCCGCTACAGATAGTGGACAGCGTATTTAGCACGCTTAACGGAATATTCAAATTAACGTTAATGCAGGTGCTCGTTCTAATGATAACCTTGAGTTCAGTTATAATCACCTTTGAGGGATTTGTTGAACATTGGGTTTGGGAACCATTCTGGACACTGCCTATCATGTGGATGTTCTATATAGCCGATACGGCCACTGCAATCATAAGAACTGGAAGGGTAAATGGGACAAATTGGGAGTTCAGTTCTGATAAGTTCCAAAAGTTCATTGTGGATGTAATTGGAGTAACGATTGTACTTGGTGCAGTTCATGCCTTTCCTGTTATTGGAAATTTGATGATGGAACATCAGGACTTGGCGGTGGCAAAGAGGGAAGCAACATACGACATGTTAATACTATCAACATGGGGAGCATATCTTGCCATTGCGGTAAGACAAGGATTTTCAATCGTTGCAAATGCTTCCAAAGCAGGGGTTATACCTAAAGGAGCAGCCAAGGTAATAAGCAAGCATCTGGACAGGTATAAAGAAAGTGTATGGGATGACACAATAATCAAAGGGAAATGAAAGAAGCTTGGAAAAATCTATCAACAGGACTTAAGATCCTCATAATTGGGTTAGCATTATTGGTAACCTTATTGGGAATTGCAGTAATTGTTACAAGTATCCAGAATGCAAAGCTTGAGAAAGATGCAGTAGACCTTGTTGAACTACAGAAAAAGGAATTGGATGATAGCAAGAAAGGCTTTGAGGACATCATAAAAGGAAAGGAGAAGGAGATCAATGATACCAATGATGATATAACCAGCATAAGGGAACTAAGGAAAAAGGACCAAGAAGATGCAAGATATTGGTACGCAAAGGCACAACAACGTAAAACACAGATCGATGACATCAATAAACAGATTGCTGGTATGGATAGTTCTGAGCTTCGGGACGTTTACATCGGTATACTCACAGCACATAATCTTAATTGAAGATGAAACCCATCATTGCTTTACTGAAGCTCAGACGAAGTTCTGGGTTACTCAACAACAAGAGAACCAAGTTCACGAAGGGACAATCATTGACCTCGAGCAATCAACTGAAGCAAAGGATAGGGAGATTGAAAAGCTTGAAGATGAGAACAAAAAGCAAGCCTCTGTAATTGAAGCACAGAAGGTTATCATTGCTGCACAGGATACCATTCAAGACATTGATGAGAATATCCAAGATCTATCAGAGGAACAGTTAAAGAAACTTCGAAAGAAGAAGAAGCTTGAAAAGGCTTGGAAGGTATGGATACGTCCTACATTAATAGGTCTGGGTTCAGGCTTGGTCGGTTATGGATTGGGTTCAATACCAAAATGACCAGAACAGTAAACATGCATTTCATTGAAGCTGAAGATCATCCAGCTGAATATAAGCCAGGGAATGTATGGGTTGTAGGTCCTAAGAACAAATGGGTAATGAGTTTCCTTTGCCCTTGTGGTTGTGGAGATGAAATCCATTTGAATATGCTCCCAGGATCTGCACCACGATGGAAATATCATGGGAATAAGACCATGACACCTTCAGTCAATAGGACAAAAGGATGCAGGTCACATTTTACAATCACAGGTGGATTGGTTAAATTTCACGGTCATGTTGAAAATAGGTAACTTCGCAGCAAAGCTAACAGACAAAGGAACTTGGATCTACAAGGCCTTGGCACCTACGTTCTTTAAGAAGGATGGAGCATTACGAAAAAAGTATCATGATCTACCAAGATACAAAGTAATTCCAGAATATGAGGATGCAGCCAAAGATGAATATCAGTTAGAAATGGCGAAGGCTGTGAAGGACATTACAGATAAATTAAAGACCTTTGTCATAGATGCTTAGCGTAGAACAGGTAAACGAGTTATTGGAGATCTTGGACAGTCATACATTGATGTTCATAGGTAAGTCGCTTGGGCCTGATTACCTTACAAAGGATGAGAAGAAGTCGTTGAATAAATTAGGCATCAATCCAAGCGCGATATACAATCCTGAGATGGATACCATGAAAACTGCGTTCTACTTTGGTCTAATATCGGATGCATTAGGAAAAAGGGAGGCAAACAAGGTAACATTCAAGGACCTTAAGAAGTCATTAAGGAAAGGGGAGTATTTGCCATTGACATATAAGGAGCAAGCTACAATTCATTCAGTCAAGATGCAGTACCTTGGAGATCTACGAGCCAACAAAGGGAAGATCTTCAATGATGTCAATGGTATCATACGTGAAAAGGACAAAGGCAATCGAGCTGCTTATGAAGAAGTAATACGAAAAGAACTGGTTCAAGGAATAAAGGATAAGAAGACAGCAGGCCAAATAGCTTCAGAACTTGGACATAAGACTGGTGATTGGAGGAGAAACTTTGGAAGAATTGCAGAATTCACATCACATCAAGCTTTTGATGAGGGAAGAGCAGCATTATATAAAAGGAAACATGGTGAAGGGGCATTGGTATATAAGCAACCGTATGAAGGGGCATGTAAACATTGTATTGGGATGTACCTGACAAAAGGCCCTGGATCTGCACCTATAATATTCCTGCTAACAACACTGGAAGCCAATGGGACCAATATAGGTAAGAAGACAACCGATTGGAACCCAGTGGTAGGAAGCACACATCCATATTGTAGATGTACATTGCACAGCTATGATCCAGATTATGAGTGGGACCCTGAGACTGGCGGGTTTACGAAATTAAAGAAAAAACCTCCTCGTGTAATTAGACACAAGGTAAAAGTGACCTACGGAGGCAAAGAGTATCAAGTTTAGTTTTATATTTGTATCCAACAATCGTTAAATCACATTAATTACAATCATGGTAGACGTAATAATCACATCAGCTGTAGGTGTCATTGAAGCAGTAGTGGATATGATCAATCCAGAAATCGATGAGAACATGACAGTAATGGAGTACAAAGAACTTCCAGATGGAGCTTCTGATGCACTCGTTGCTCTTCGTGATCAATTGGAAGGTCATTTCCAACGTAAAATTGAGTCGGACAAAACTTATTTGTTCCAAGCTGCTCAAGCATACGGTTGGGATGTTACTTGGAGAAATCATGCGGATGGTTCTACAGGTACTTGGTTCAATGAGTTCTCAGGTTCAGTATCTTCTTCTGGTTCAATGTCTGGACCTTAAGTTACTTAGGTAATGATCGAGACAATAATCAACGCAAGAAATGAAGTAGGTGAAAAGGTATCGGCAACAATTACAATCGATGCTTTAGATTTCACTGTACAAAATTTTACTATTGTTGAAATTGCCCCAGCTGATGAAAAATCAAGAATACACTTTCAAGATCTTCAATTAATACCTTACACCCGTTTAGGATGGGTTGATTACCTTTTAGGAAAAGGTGTAACTGATGGTGTTAATATCAATCATTCAAACGATGAGAAAGTAAATTGGACATTGGGTGATGCAATTGAAGGCAAATATCTTACTGTTTGGTTAACCAATGAAACAGCTGGTCAAATATTTCATTTTGCAAATGAAGATCCAGCTGAACATACACTTCATATATCCAGATTGATGCTTCATGGTGTTGAAGGTGAAGTAACGTATGTTGCTATTGGACCTAAAAAAGATTACGAGTTTGGTGAAGGAGGAATTGAAATACCAAAAGAAGATATTCCAGAAGACGAAACATTGTTCCATGTTATTATGCAAGGTTTAATAGATGAAGAACCTTATGTATCTGAAATAATTATGGAAGTAAGTACTTTACCTTTTACTATTCTAATGGATGGGCCAAAGGTTAATATTCCACTTATACCACTTGTTGAGCCAGAACCAGAAGAATTGCAGATTGATATACAGTTGAAATTAGGTGGAGAAGGACCTGAAGTACACTTATTAAATAGCTATGCTGGGGAAGATCTTGGAATGAAACAAATAACGTTGCTTCGAAAATTCGATTTATCTGAATTCACAAACATTATTCATATAGGTTTGTTTAATTTTCCAGAAGGTGATACAATATCTTACGGTGGTTCATTACCCCCAGATCCTACAAATGATTATAGTATAATGATCGTTTTGGTAGATAGTTCTGAGCAAACTTGGGTATTCAATTCAGTTATGCATCTTGAAATTGATAGTCCACCTTCAACAATTACTTTAGATCCATTAGAATTACCAATGCCTTAAAATCAAAAAAAACAATCGTACATGCTATTTTTAACATCTTTATCACCAGACCCAAAAGCCTACGAAGCCCAAAATATAGCAACCAAGACAATTCTAACCTTGGAGGGCTCAAGACTTATTTCATTCAATCACCCATCAGAAGTACCCCAGATCAAAAGGATGTATCCAAATGTGGAGATACATTCAACTCAGATGACAGCTGAGAACCTATACAAGAAACCTTATGTAAGGATCAGTACTTTCTTGAATTGGGTAAGAGCAAATCAGGATATTGATGTTTTCGCACTTATCAACAGTGATATTATCATCGATAATGATGTTAAGAAATGGAAAACAGTAGAAGGTATTGTTCGAGGAGGTACACATGTTATCGCTCAACGTTATGATTTCAATGACTATGGTAATATAAGGAATGCAAAGAAACAAGTCTGGGGAATAGACATGTTTGTCCTAAATAGGAGACATTTGAAGTTCCTGAACGATGACATCTATGCAATGGGACAACCTTACTGGGATTACTGGTTACCATTCTCATTGTTCAGCAATGGTGTAAGGGTAATGAAGATCTTCAATACAAAATTGATATACCATAAGGCACATGCCCAACGATGGACAAATTCTACATGGCACATGCTAGCAAGACATTTCTCGAAATCAGTTGAGAAGAAGAAATGGAGATCACCAAAACATGATGATTATTCATTTGCCATGAGTGTATACAATGACATCTTGTATAATTCAGAAGAAATAGAATTTGAGAACAAGTATCCAGACATACATATATTGTTCAGAAAGATCCTAAGAGGATTTAAGAACCCAGTTATCTTTGATCTTGGAGCTCACATGTGTCAAGATGCAAGAACATTGGCTTTCATTGGAGGAAGCAAGGTATATGCATTTGAACCAGATACAAGGACAGTTCCAGAAAAGTTACCACCTAACGTAGTTGTTGAAAGATTGGCAATTGGAGCAGAGAACAAACAGGTGGAAATGTATATGTCATCATTGCATGGAAGTGTACCATGGACACAATCATCAAGTATCAAGAAACCAACTGGACATAAGAAGAAGTTTCCGGGAGTAAAATTCAGTAAAGAGAAGAAGAACGTTCAGCTTGTAAAACTCGATACCTATTGTAAGGAGAAAGGTATAAAGCACATTGATTTCATACATGCAGATATTCAAGGTGCTGAAATGGATTTCTTGATAGGAGCAAAGAAGATCCTTGACGATACTAAGTACCTATACATAGAATATTCGGATCAACAGTTGTATGAAGGACAACCTAACCTGACTCAGATCATGAATACATTGCCCGGGTGGTCCATTGTTGAGGACCTAAAGACTGATGTATTATTAAGAAACGATCGGTGGTTTGCATAAAATATACACTTCAATCGCCCCATTTGACCTGAAAAGGCAACGTGAAGCTCTGGAGACTTGGATATTTCATGGGTATCCTGTGATTTCCATCAATGACAAAAGAGAATTGGCGGGAATAAGCGTGTTAAAGGATGTTGTTGATATAAGGCAGATTGTACAGCTGAACATATTCCATTCAACACATGTGATGTTAGATAAGATCTTCGAGGAGATCAGAAAAGAAGATGAACATACAGTAGTGATAATGAATAGTGATATAAAGCTAATTGATCCAGATGTATTTCAGAGGTTGGTAGAAGCAGTAGATGACCAGTTGATATATTGTAAGAAATGGAACTACAACATGGCAGGTCAACTATCCATAGAAAATCATGGCATAGATATGTTCATGTTCAATTCAAAGATCCTTGATGAAATAGATCAAAGTTCTTTTTGCATAGGAAAACCCCTTTGGGATTTCTGGCTTCCATGGCAATTCCATAAGAAGCAGAAGCGAATTATGTCAGTTGAGACCAAATTCCTGACACATGACTACCATAAAAGGAATTGGAACAGGAATGATTACGTAAAGTTAGAGGGGAATTACAGACAGTATCCTGAACTGATGAATGTACCTCGGAAATACTTATCAAGCGTTATAAAGCGTGCTTTTGCCAATTCTATCGTGGCAACCTATCAATAGGACAGGAAAATAAAATAATTTTTTATTATTTCGTGTCAAGATAATGCTTATATTTATCTCGAAGTTTAACTAACACACGAACTATGAACAACACTATCAAGATCTTGGCCCAGTACGAGGAAAACTACGCTTGGGCCGATTGGGATGGCAAAGGGGAATGTCCCCAAGGCTGGAAGTTCAAGGGGTCAGCCACCCTTGAGGTAACACTTTCAGATGATGCCAGATGGTTGAACGGTGAGGACATCGCCAAGGCAGCCAAGTTAATATGTGAACAACGATCAGGGGACTCCACGCGATTGACCTATGTCAGCTATGAAATTCCTGAGTCAGTTGATTGGGAAGTTACGGAGGATGAATGGGAAAAGGCCTTGAAAGAGGCCAATCCTCCTCAGGAGGATATGTTCGGTCCAGATGAATTGGATCCAGCTGGAGGTTATGGTTTACATTCACACGTTTAATTAGATAGATATGAAAAAGGAAAAATCGCACGAATGGGAAACAGTTTGGTCCCCTATGATATGGGGAATTGGAATTGCAATTGCAATTTGCTTATTGGCTTGGGGGTACATAAGTTTGATGGCCACAAAACATAAGGCACATAGAGCCACCCTACCAAAGATCGAGGAGTTCAGATCGGTCCAAGTACTAACAATCCAAGGCGACACCGTCACTATTAGAGGTGGAGCTACATGTCACATCTATAAGGAATTGAAATAATGCCAAAGATCAAAAAGAAATTTCCAACCAACGGGGACTTGGAACCATTTTTCAGCCCAATTGATATTAATCAAATGAATGCTTTGAAAGGAACCAACACTTGCAGGGTTTATGTGGACCGTTTCGGCAATGGGTACATGGTATCACCAAAACCTAAGTACAAAAACGACCATTACCCACGTGAATACAAATTAGAATTTCAACAAATGGAAGCGAACGGCAAAGGTGGCTGGTGGTTTCCACAACCAAAATAAGATCATGAAAACAGATATTGAAAGAGTGAAAGAATACCTGATTTCAGCTGGAGGAGCAGCTGAGTTCCATACCTTGAACGACCTTTGCCTTAGTGTAACAGGTGAAGGGGAAGTCGTAAGGGTTGTCAAATGTAAAGTTACTGACGACAATCCTTTTGGTGTAAAGGATGCCCCACATGGGATAGGACCTTTGCAAATGAATGATTTGATTGTCATTGTCAAGGAGGAAATGTTCAAGAAAAAGATAATGAACAAGTTTCAGAAGATAACTGGACATCATTTCTATGAACAAGCCCAGGTACTTCCAATGAAGTTACTGAAAACTGTTCAAACATTGAACAACGAATTTGGGGATAAAAGGCAATACGCTCCATTGTTCATGAATGGTGATTGTGTAAAATTTCATACTGAGTCCACAAAGGTACTTGCTGCCCGAACATTGTAATAAGAAATTATTATATTTGGTGTGTGACAAGGAAAGAGGTCATGGACCAGAGCATCCTTGAAATACCAACAACAGTATGCCGAACTTCGGTTCTTTGCATCAGAAACGGTTAAATCATGTTTTGCTCTGGTCCAATTTTGTAAATTTGTAAACTAATGCCAACAGTTATACTTATCGATAAAGATCTTAAAGATTGGGTTCATAATCATGAAGTCCCATTTGCACATAGGACAGGTGATGATCTACCTGAAAAGAAACTAACTGTTGATTTCAATAAGACATATCGTGTATATGAGAACAAACGAGAAGTCCTCATGACTGCTTCTTCATCTGAAGCAATCGACAAATACAATTCAATCTAATGGCTAAGCAAAGAAAAAGCAAGAAAAAACATCATTTTTTAGTAAAAGATTGCAAGGTTGGTGATACAATCATCATTACATCTACTGATATTGGTAAGGATCGAGTAAATTGGCCAACAATTCGAGATGGTATAATTGCGAAAGCTAAAGATCTTGGATGTTTCAAAGATCTAACGTTGGAAAATATTGATGATGGTACTGAAAATAAAGTCAAAGTAATGTTCTATGAAGCTTGATATTGTCATCCCATTGGGGATGGAAGGAATGGGATGGGATGATAATGAATTGAAATATGCATTGCGATCCATTGAAAAAAACTTCAAAGATCTTGGTCAAGTATGGATCATAGGATATAAGCCAAATTGGTTGGTGAATGTAAAGTATATCCAAGCATTCGATCCATATAAGCACAACAAAGATGCTAACCTGATCAATAAGATAATCCTTGCGTGTCAGCAAGATGAATTATCTGAACAATTCCTATTCACATCTGATGATCATTTCATAATGAAACCTGTGGATGCTTCATGGTTTGATAGGCCATTGATGGACAATAGCCAGATGAAATTTGACAGAAATAAGAAATTGAACAGATGGCAACAAAGATTGGTTCAAACTGAGGCAGCATGTTTGGCAAGGTCTCGCCCATCGAATTGTTACGAGGCACATGTACCATATAAATTCAACAAGCGATTATATCCTCATTTTATGCTTCAATTCGACTATGGCGAGGGCCTTGGGTATACATTGGCTTCTCCATATTTCAATTCAGTTCAATTAGAATATCAGGAACCTGAAGAAAATACTGTTGCCAGAGTCAATCATAAGGTCCAGTCACGAGAAGAATTGGATGGACTTGTGAAGGATAAGATGTTCTTCAACTATTCAACAGTTGCATTTGACGATACAATTAAGACATTCCTTGCGGAAAGATTTACAGAAAAGAGTAAATTTGAAGCATGACAACCGTAAACCTTGATCCGAAGATTAGAAGATGTCTAAGAAAATCATAGCTACCGATCACCTCCACGTAGCGAAGAACCTTGTTGAAATGTACAAGGGCAAAGAGGATTACAACTCAGAAAAAATTTCAGGTGTATTGGATTACAACCTTGAAAAAGGTATCATTGATGATGATCAATTCTGTAATGCTAAGGACCAATTGGATACCATTGAAAAAGGTAGGGGAAAGACAAAGAAGATCGGGGAGTTGGATAAATCAGGCAGGAATATTAAGACTGCCAATGGTTGGGTTCCAGTTAAACATGCTGCAAAAACACATGCAGGCGCAGCTGAAGCAATTGCCAAGAAACAAGCTGCGGGACTTGATATTTCAAACTATGGACTTGATGAATACCATAAGATCATTGACTCAGCTGTAAAATCAAGGAAAGGTTTCTATACTGGATCTGGATATGATACAGATGTTGATTTATATGAAGAAAGGAAAGCATGGGGTGAAAGTTCAAGAAAAACTTACGCGATCTTAAATCTGTTTCATCCAAGAAATAATTTCAAATATGCATTAGGTCAACAGGATACGTTGGCTACTAAGGTTCTAATGGAAACAACCAATGGGAAAACTTGGAAGAAAGTTGAAGAGCAAGTAATTGGTCATGGATATGGTGGTCAAGTTCTTAAAGGTAAGATGGGGCGAATTGATAGTGCATACAATGGGAATGACTATAACAAGTTACGTCTTTCTCCTACGTGGATAAAACATAGGGAAAATAAAGCTGCTGAAACTAAAGAAAAAGCTGAATTCAAAAATGATCTACTTTCAAAGATACCATTTGATAGTAAGGATGAAGCCAGAATTAAAAATATCATTGCAAGGTCAAAAGGTTCAGATAATTCAGCAATGAGTTTTGCACAAAGTATGGCTAATTCTATTAAGGATCCTAATAAAGCTATTCAACGAGCATCTGCAGCTCATTCATTAGGACATGGTAGAATAGCTGACATATTTCTTGAAGAGGCATTCAATCTTGGATATGTTTATGAAGAACCTTACTCGCCAAAGAAAAGGAAACGAGATGGTGAACCTAAGAACTATGGTAGACCTTCACCTATCCTACCTATAGGAAAAATCAATTTGAATACTGGATCTTCTAAATATTTCAATGTTTATGAAACGTGGGGTGAAGACTCAACCTATGAAATATACAAAGATCTTAATTCTGGATGGAGTGATGGATCTAAGAAAAATTACAAGATCGTCGTAACATCAGGTAAATCACCTATAAATGATGTTGGTGATAAGGCAGGTTTCATACACGATCAAAATCATAGAGGATTATTTGATGGTGAAATGATAGACCATGCGACAGGTTCAGAATTAAAAAGGTTAGCAGCAACGTATGGTAATTCAATTTCAGGATACGTATACAAGTAATGAACAACGAGGAAAAGCGCATATCGAATAATATTCTCAAATCCTATGGATTAGACATTGAGAAGGGTAGGGGAACCACCAAGAAAATTGGCGAACTTGATAAGTCAGGCAAGAATATCAAAACTGCGAATGGCTGGGTACCTGTTAAAAAACATCAAGCAGGAGGTAGTTCTGAACCAAAAGAGGGAACAATAGCAAGTATCAAAAAAGTTGCAAGAAGTTTAGGTATACCAAACGATCCAAGTGGATTAAGCGATTTTGTATCTTGGACAAAACGAGGAGGATATGCTGGTGAAAAGAAGGTAGGCACTGTTTCAAGAAAAGCTATTGAACTTGGTTGGAAAGAGGAAAGCGATTACCATGATACACATCCAGCAAATGGAAATACATCAAAAGGTACAATATTTATCTCACCTGATGGTAAATTCAAATTAGATGCCAGTGTGTACTTTGGTGAAACTGCAAGCAAAAATGCTTATGGGTTAATGCTAAAAAGGGTTAAGGAGCCTGAAACAAAAGGTGATGGTTCAGGACTTCTTGATAAAGTAAAAGAAAATCTGAGAAAAGAAAAACCTCTTACTGCGGCTGTAATTGCTGTGGGTGTTATTAACATGAATACTGGAATGACTGGTCATGGTTGGAGTATTTATGAAAACAAAGGAATGCATGCTTTCTTGACAGATCAAGGTTCATTGCTATTAGGAAATCCAAAAACATTTGAAGTTGGTAACAAGGACATAACTCTTAGAGACAATGACTCAAATAGGCGAAAAGAATATGGAGTTGAGATAATTGATAAAGCACCTTGTAATAAAGATGAGCTTTTAAGTATGCTTGAAAAACACAGGTATCATTATAAACCATTGAAAGCGTTTAGAAAAAGACCTGAGGGAAGTAGAAAATTACGTACATCATATTCTGTAAAAGGAACTGATCACACTGAAAATTGGAGAAAATGAAACCAGTAGCTAAAGACGAACAGAACATTAAGAACCGTATTGCTGAAATGTATGGCAATAAGGATGTTCCTACATGTGAAGCAATTGCGAAATCGCTTGGTAAAAAACTCAAATCGGGTGTTATTGATCAAACCTTACATGACAAGGCGATTAACCAACTTAATGGTACTGTTGAGAAAGGTGATGATGGGGAACTTGAAAAAGCTCACAAATATGTTAGCAGGTCTGGATCTAAAGGTCATTATAAGTATGTATATCGAGAGCATGGAGAAAAACCAGCTACAAAACATTTTGATGTAGGTGATCACGTTATGACACCATTTTCAGGAACTATAGTTGTTAGTAAAGTTGAAGGAAATGTTATTTGGGATCATAATGGAAGAAGGATCAGTGGTTTCCAATTAAAAGATGCTGAAATAATCGGTTCACCAGAAGCACGTAGGAGAAAGGCACAAACAATTCAAGATGCCCATAATGCCAAGATAAAAGCTGAAAAGCGAGAAAGGCAGGCAAATAAGATGACTGAAGCTAAATACAATGCAGCCATTAAAGAATGGGCATCGTCATTGGCTCATGATCTTGGTGACGAAGCAATGGAAAATGTAGGTGAAACAGTTGAGAATTTCATACTTGCTCATCCAAACGTTGTAGACTATATTGAAAATAGAAACACGTATGGATACGATAACGACCCACCTGAACTTAGAATCCAATGGGACTTAGAAGGACAACTATAATGAACCAAGAGGAGCAACGCATATCAAATAATATTTCAAAGGCTTACGGTATTGATATCGAGAAGGCCAGAGGTAAGGTGAAGAAGATTGGTGAACTTGATAAATCTGGAAAGAATATCAAGACAGCCAATGGATGGGTGCCTGTGAAAAAACATGGTTCTACTTCAATCAAAAAGAAAGCTTCACCAAAACCTAAAAAGGCTAATGCATCTATTCAAGATGATGTTGCTGGTCCTGATAAAAAAGGAGGATCAAAATTACTTGGTTTTGAAACGTACGATGTTAAAACAAGAATGGATCGTGCAGTTCTGTTTAGCAACTATGAAGAAAAATACATGGCTGACCATTTTGAAACAAAATGGAAAAGTGATCTAAGCGACCACCAGAAGAATGAAATAAGGGAAGCATTCTTTGCAGATCATGGTAGAGGAAAAGATAGTGCTGATCCAGAAAAAATAAGCGAACTTCTTGGGGGTAAGTTATCAGAGAAAAATGAAGCTTTATTTGCAATTGAGTCATTTTACATACGCGATCACGAAAAAGGCAACTATACAGATGATATGCTTAATTCTGTAACTGAAAAGACCAAAAAGGTTGTTTCACTTATTGAAAAGAATAAAGATACGTTCCAAAACTTTATAGCATCATTATATCCAGATACTGAGTCAGCAAATCGTGTTGTTTTGAGATCAAAGGATTTTGACATAATTACAGACGATCTTAATACTGCTGCTTTCAAAATGGAATACAGGCCTAAAAAATGGGATAGCAATAGACCAAACATTGGCTTCAAATGTGTTCTTTCAAATGGTAAGATCAATACCAATTTGAAAGCAATGCAAACAAACACAGAAAATAGTTTGGCTCGTTTTCCAGACTCTGGAACAAAAGAGCGCCTTGAATTAGAAAAGAAACTGGTTGATAGAACAGGAGGTGACTCATCATCTAATGCAAAACATGATGATGAGCTTATTGATCTTCAAAAAATTTATGATAATTATCATACGCTTTCAAGACATTCACATAAGCAATCAACATCAAATCTTAGTAGAAAGGATGAAAACACATTGCATTTCCACGTAGGTGATATTGGTAAGAAAAAACAAGTTCATGATACTATTAGGGATGCATTTTCACTTAGCGTTCCATCTTCAATAGGTGATTACAAGTTACAGGGAATTACTAATGGTGAAAAAATAGTTTCAAAACGTGATCACATGAAGCGAGCTCTTGAGGTTAGGGAAAATGATTACAGCGAATATGAGAATGATTATAGTATAACGTATGTTTATACTAAGAAATAAGTAAATCAATAATGGGAGAAAAATACAATCCAGCTGACCTGCTAAAACAAAATAGGCAGGATAGAGTTAATCCATACGAAAGTGATGGAGGACTTCAAAAAGTAGGTGAGACCTATGGCAAGATGATTTCCTTGATGAATGAGAATTTCAACAAGGGAAAAATTGATGAAGCGTTATGCAACAGGGGCTTCGAACAACTGGATGGGTTGATTGAAAAGGCAGGTCATAGGTATATTCGTAGAGAAGGTACTCCTGGGAATTACAAGTATGTGTATGCTGAAGATGCTAAAAAAGGCGATCACGTAAAAACCACCCAACATAATGATAAAAATCTAAGCAGAACAAAAGATACTGTTAAAGATCTTCGTATGACTGGTAAAATGTCAAAAGAGGACTATAAAAAGTATCTTGATGGTGGAGGTAAAGAAACTGATTATGTTGATCATGGTAAAAAAGAAAAATCTATTTCTGAAGAATACGATACTGAGTTAAAAAGACTTAAGGGTCTCAAGGCAAAGGTTGATGATCGAGCTGATAAGACGCATAACTATGCTGAAGGGAAACAGCTGTTAAAAGAAAGTGATAAACTTAAAAATCAGATCGAAAAACTTGAAAAGGAGAACAAGCAACAATCTTCAGAACCTGAAGAAAACGATTTTGAACCAGATGGAAAAATTCGAAGTAGACTAAAGATGAATTTGAGTCTTGATACAGAAGATCTTAATACATTCATTGACTCAATAAAAAATCAAGATCTTGAAGACAAAGTGTTTGGATTATTCACAGGATGGTCTAATAGTAGGGAACAAGGTGAGATGTATGAAAGAATAGAACGCGAACTTGATATGGCGGGTTATGATGCAGCACATTTGGATTAAAGGTTAGTTGTTAATAAAAATCGTAAATTTGTTGAAATTCAGTAGATAAAATGGACGCATTGGAAGAACTTACAGGAGGCAACCTTACAGAACAAGCTAAGGATAGGATCTCAAAATCATATACATCCAGAGTAGGCGAACGAAAGATTGCCACAACTGCCTTAGCTGTAAAGACCCTCAACGATAATTTCAATAAGGGACTAATAACTGAAGACCATCTTGAAAAGGCATTCAAACAACTTGATGGTATCATCGAGAAATCATTTCATAAGTATCTAAGTCGAGCTGGAACCCCAGGGCATTATAAGTATGTCTACCTTGAAGACCAAAAGAAAGCTGGTCAAAAAAAAAGAACAGAGGTTGATGTAGAAGGTTCAGGAACAGATGCTTCATTAGATGCACAAGCCGATAAGATTGTTCAAAGTTCAATTGATAGATATAACGATCGCCACAACCAATTACTGTTCCATCCAAGTAGATTGCTTGAACGTTCTGTGAAACATGGTTTCATTACTGAGGAGCAATCTAATAATGAAGATTTCATTGCTGCTGCCGAAGAGGTTGCTGAACGTTGGACCGAGGATCAGGATCCAGATGGTGATTTTGGTTCATCTGATTTTACAGCAGCTCTGGCAGATTTTATGGATGAAGCAGGCATCGCTTATCATCGAGGTGAAAGACATGAACTTAAACCAGGGCCAAAGGTAGTAAGCGATGCTGAAGTAAATGAATTAAAAGACCCATCTGACCCAGGCTTTACTATCACAGGTGAATATGAAGGTAAACCAGTAGAATTCTCAGGTGAGCAACTTCAAAATGCTATGGATGGTGCTTTCCATAGTGCAAATACCCCAATGGATTTTGCTATTAAAGTTTTATATGCAGTAACTGATCAGACAAGCGAAATATCAAACGAAGATATGTCAAAGTTAGAATCGTGGTATTCAGCAGAAAAAGATAGGTTACGTGGAAGAGGAGATAAGGAAGACGAAGCTGATACTTCATATAAGGGAGCAAATACTGCATTGGCAAAAATTACAGATCTTGTGAAAGATTGGTCTGGTGATACAATTACAGAAGCTGAAGTTTTATCAGTAATTGAAGCAGCCGATGATTACGGTGTTGAAGAAAATATGTTCAGAATAGAACATCCTCGAAATCAAGATGAAGAAAGCAGAAGAGTAAATTTTGCTACTGATTACATTACAAGAAATATTCCTGAAGGGATGTGGTTACATACTATGGAGCGATCAGATGTTCGTGATATTGTATGGGGAATGGTGATGGCAAAAAGAGGTAATAACAGTATCAAGATATTTGATGCATTAAAAAAATCTGATGTTGACATTGATATTTTGAAAAAAGGTAATTCAACACCATTCGTATTTACTGAAGAACAAGATGCATTCCTATTCAATGTGTTTGACATCATGAAAGGTGCTCCATCAGGAAAGATTGCTAAGAAGGTCACTGTCAAAAAGAAAGATGGTGGGACTTACATGGCAACACGTTATTTCAGCCAAGAGGAGATTGATGAAATGGAAACAAAAGGTACCACCCAAGAGGAAATGGATACCGATACATCCAATAAGATCTATGAAATATTAGAAGGGAGCAAAGCTAAATCAGCTCAACTTCGTCAATTGATTGAAATAGGTATTCATAATCCATTCCATTTGATGGCAATGAATACTGATTACAACGAGTCAAATGTATCTCATTATCTTAAGGAGGCAGGAATTGATCCAAAGTCATTTGGTTTTGGTAAGAAAAGAAAAGCTGCAACTGTGAATGACGATGGTTCAATTGAATATGAGGAGGACGATGACGAACCAAATCAAAATGAATTGGAGCAGGAGATAGAAGCAATGCTTCGAGCTGATGGTTTGCTTTTTGATACTGATCTTATGGAAGCAAATGCTGAAACAGGAAAAGATGCTGTAGATACTGTTCAGGATAAATTTGTCAACAAGGTAGCAAAAGGTGAAGCTAAACTGGCTATGATATATGGCACAGGAGGTGTTGGTAAAACATGGGGAGTAAAACAAACTATGACTAACCCATCTGTTAAGGATGAATGGGGAGAAGAATTTGGCAATGAGTTAGTAGAATATGACTCAGAACTTCAACCAAATTCTGAAGAATACGATTTCATAAAGTTCACAGGTCAAATATCACCTTCAAAACTTTATCGCGCATTGTATGAACACAATGGCAAAATTCTTATGCTTGATGACTGTGATGCTGTTCTACAAGATAGAACAATGGTGGATATGCTTAAAGGTGCTACAGATACAACATTGGAAGATATTGTTTGGGATGGTATGCCTATCAAACCTACAGGAGCTGATAAGGATACACCACCACTCCCTACGCGCTTCAAATTCAAAGGGGGCATTATATTCATATCGAATATGACTGAAGAAAAATTAAGACAAACTGCATCACCTCTATTAGACTCGAGGGCACTTTCGCTTAATGTATCAAGAACAAAGGAACAGACAATTGACAAACTTGATCGTATCAAACAACACATGGAGTTTGAAGATACAAAAGGCAATGTCATAGAAGTTTCGCCAGAGTCAAGGGACGCTGCGGTTGAATTTGTGAAAAAATGGTCTAAGTATGCTGATATTGCTAAGATCAACGCAAGAACGTTTGGTTCATTGGCAAAGGATTATGAAAGTTCAAAGTATAACGGTGTAGAAGGTTTCTTAAAATCACATTCAGCTCGATCAATAATGAATGTCCTTGATCATCAGGTTAAGAAGTACATTTATACTGAAAAGAAAAAGGAAATGAAAGCGGCAAAGGATAAAGCTGCTTTGATGAAGTCAATACATAATCATATAGGATAATGGCTAAAGAAGAAAAAACACCAGAAAAAGAAGTTGCTGAAAAAGGTAGTAATACCGAAAGTTCAGGATTGGATTTATCAAATGAAACTGATGAGTCACTTAATACAACTTTAAGGGTTATGATGAGAATATATCCACATCAAACAACCCCTGTAATGCAGGCGTATTATGATGAGCTTCAAAAGCGTGGTGTAAAAGCACCTGAAAAGGAAACAGAAAAAGATGCTGCATAACCATGGCAAAAGTAATGCCTGTAGGTACTGTACGTCACTGGAAAAAAGGTGATGTAATAAAAGCACATGATGGTACAGCCATGCATTCAGGCTGGATAGGCCTCGAATCTCCAGAACATTTAAGACAAGTTTTCAAGGAAGCAGATACGTTAGCAAATATTCTGTATAAGAAAAAAGAGCCAATCAGTGGTGAAGTTTACCTTGATCATGAATTGAGGGAAGTAAAAAGACCACCAGATAAGAATTCAGGTCCTTATTCACCAGACAAATTCAAGATCTACGAAGGTTTCTATGGTGCAGGCAAATATTCGTTCTTCAATGAGTTTTCAAGGTTATTCATGGCCAAGAAAATTGAAGCACAGGAGTATTATATAGATATGCTTCGAAGATACAATAGGGAGGAGAAGCAAGGGAACGATAGACTTGATAGAACTTCATCTGATGAAAAGAAAATGATAAGAAGGCGATCTAAAGAGTCGTTTGTCTTTTCAGGTGAAGAACTTAATGAAGGAGATGCACATGATATTGTAGCCTTAGTCAAAAAGGTATACAAGCACATGGAAAAAGGTATGAAGCTTGAACCTGATGAAAAAAAGGTTTATGATAAAGCAGCTGCCTTAGTTGATGGATTACCAATTAACTATGTAAGGTTGAAAGAAGCCATGCGTAGAAAGGAACTTGCTGTTAAGTTAATAGGTAAGAAATTTCCAGATAACTGGGCCATTCGAGAGTCATTCAGAATAAAGGCGACTGAGAAACTAAATGAATATCTTAAGAAATATAAGGATAGGATAGCTGAAGACGAAGCCAAGGATCAAGAAGCTACATTTGGTGTATCGTTGGATGCTCCAGTCGATGAGTTCTATGAAGCTGTATATGATAAGATTGATGGCGAACTTCATAAAGTCAAGAATTTTGATTTTGAGACATTAAAAGGTAAGAAGCACGATATTGTAATGAAAGGTGCTTACAATGGTGAACCTACACATGATTGCGTAGTTATTGACTGGAAAAAAATGATTGAAAAAAATTCAGATCTTCAAGCTGAATTTCCAGAGGCAACATATTGGATAGGTAAACCAAAACCAAAAGATAAAGAAAGTGATCCTCAGTTATATTATATGTCTCCAATCGAACCAGAGGATGAGCTTTATTACAAAGCGCAGTTTCATCAAATGAAATACCCATTTGCTGAATTGGTCAAATTAAGATTTGCGACTAAGTACCAAAAGGAACTTGATGGTAATTGGACGTTTGATCTACTTCCAGCAATGGAAAACATTGAAAGGGCTCTTACAGGCTTACCAGAAGGACATGTATTGAACAATAAATACATTGAAACGTTCTCCCAACAATCATTTAATGGGGGATCACATGGAGGTTATGCTTGGTTCAGTGACCATGATAGTAAGATAAATTTCTCAGATGAATGTGCAAAGCATGCAAGTATCTGGGCAAGGAGTTCAATTGCACCTGAGTTCAAAGCTACATTATATCATGAAATAGGTCATGGAGTAAGTAAAAGGTTTGGGCGTGATGGGAACCTTGATTACAAGAAATTCACAGTTGCCGCAGGTTGGTCATATCATCAAGCTGAATTAAGAGCTGGTTTTACAAGAACAGGTGATGATAAGAATTTACCAAGACATGGTTCAAATTCTGGTACTAAGTTATTGACAGCTTATGCGCATAAATCACAGGAAGAAGCTTTTGCTGAATATTATTCAATCTATAACCTTCATAAGGATGCAATTGATAAATGGTTAGAAACAGGTGAGTCGAAACATCTTAAAGAAACCTATGCTGTTGAGGTACCTATGAAGATTGAGAAGAAACAGTTGAAGGAATATTTCAATGATGGTTCAAATTGGGCTTTATCGTCTCAAATTAAAAATCGCTTGATTGATTTTAAGGGTAGAAACAAGATAAATATTCAAGAACATCTCGGTTTAGATCTTATTTCACCACATAGGTGTTCAACAGTAAAGACTGAGAAAAATAAATACAGTCCTCCAAAGGTCCTTGGAAGAAAACATAGGCAAGCACATTATGTCCCACCAGTTGTAGCAGTAAAAGACAAGAATAAGTATAAATTACTCGATGGTGTTAATAGGCAAAAGGAGTTTATGTTGAAACATAAGATGATGCCAGCTCAGTTAATATCTCAGGAGCTTTATTCACAAATGAAGAAAAACGATTTTACTGACGAGGAAATTACAGGTATCGTATCATTTCATTTGAAAGATAGTATGGTACCTATTCAGGTTTCGCAACCTGTTAAAAGAGAGGGATTGATGTACAGGAACAATGTTCTTGATTATAAGGATCTTGAAAAGAACATCCAGCCCATAAGGGCTATGAAGAAAATATTTCACAGTTCAGCTTTAGTGAAGGCATTAGGAGAAACATTTGGAATAGTAAAACAAGGCCATGAACAAGGTATTGTGACCGATGTTGATTATTTTAATGCCATCGTTAAGTATAATGAACATCGAGAAAAATTGTTAAATGGAAGAACCAGTTAAAAAGTGGAAGATCACATACGGTAACCTTGAAACAGAAGATTACGAGGGTACATTCAATGAAGCGTATGATCATGCTATGGTTAAGAGTAAAGAATTCGAAATTCTACCAGCTGATGAATGATATAATCGAAAAATCACCTGCTGGTGTCTACGTAAACAATCCAAAGAATAAAAAGTTGGGTAGGGTAGGTGCCAGATATGGTACGTCAAAGACTGCAGGTGAATATTATGGCAAGACTGTTAAGCATTTCAAGGAATATTCAAATGCAATAAATAACATCGCTTCAGAACTCGGAGGTGTTGCAATAGTAGCCCCACCTAAAAAACTTGAAAGAGTTCAGTATAAAGCCAAACATGAATACGGTGGTGATTTCAAAAAGGTCAAAGACATTTTAAGATCAACAATCGTAATAGGTAGAAGTAAAGCGTTGGAGCTTTGTGATACGATAAGGAAAAAATACCCATGCGTAAAAGCTTATGTAAATTTTAGTTCAGAAGGGTACCAAGGTGCCAATTTTGTATTTTCATTTAAGGGATTTCCAGTTGAACTTCAAGTCAATACTCCAGTCAATATGGTTTTGAAACAAGGCCATGATGATAATCCTGCGTTGAAAAATGCTTATGATATGATCAACAGTGCTGGTATACCTACTGGACTTGGTCATAAGTATTACGAAAAGTTAAGACAGGCTGGATTATCTGAAGAAACAAATACTATTGGTACTAATTTGATGAACAAGTACTATAACTATAGGGAACTGTTCATGTTGCGTGATGAACTTACAAAGGCTTCAAAACATGGCCATGGTAAAAAAAGAAAACCCATTGTTGTTTACAATAAGAAGACTGGCAAGACATATACAAGGAACCAGATTGTAGGTGACAAACTTGAAGAACATGAGACTAAGCATCCCATAAACGAGTTCTTAAGAGGTTTAACAAAATTGTCAGCTGGCAAACAAGCCGAATTCTTCAAATGGGAAAGGGACAATGCAAAATACGTTGAAGTAAATCCAATAAGCGATCTACCTCAAGATGTTCAAGATAATATTTGGGCAACAGGTCCTAAGATCAAAGAATGTTTTGGTAATTCTGCAAGGATCGCGATGGGAGGTATAAAGGGAGCTAAATATGTTGAAGGCTTCGTTTCTTTTGCAGGAGTGATACCTTTGGAACATGCTTGGGTCAAAATTGGAGACAAATATTACGATCCAACAGCTGAAGGTCCTTTGAAAGGAGGATCAGACATGGGACATTATACAGCATTGATTGAACTCAATGAAGATGAGGTTCTTGATTATATGGTAAAAGAAAGGAAACATGGACCTTGGGTAGGTTCATATTACTATAATAATAACGTTATGAAGAAAGGACTACTATCTACTTTGTTGAACCCATTTACTAAATTATTCGATAAACCAGAGTATCCTGAAAACATCTGTAAATCCTCAGATGAGACGACATTCAAGAACTATGCTGACTGTATATTAGTAAATGAAAAAGGTCAGCTTCTTCTACTCCTACGTGCTGATGGTGATTTTTATCCGAGACACTGGTGTTTGCCTGGGGGTAAAATAGAACAAGGGGAAACACAGGATGAAGGTGCTCTACGTGAATTGCTCGAGGAAACAAACATCAAACCAGTAGGTTACAACTTCTTACGAGAATATGATAATGGTGATGGTACAACTTCAAGCTATTATGAAGTCCATTGCAGTGAAAATGATTTGATGATACTTGATAACAGTGAGCATTACAACTGGTGTTGGGTAGATCAAGTTGAATTAGAAAAGTTACCTTTGATACTAAGTTTACAGGAAAGGCTTGTAGATTTATTGCCATTGACAACATTCGGTATGTTTCAAGCAAACCCTTTTACAATGACTTCAATAATCGAACAAGAGACCAATAATATTTCACCACAGTTACAGGCCAAGCATCAAAAAGAAGATGCTGCATATTACATTATTAAAACTGCCTATGATAATGGCCAACTTGGGGAGGCAGCATTCTTGAAAGCTTCATCGCAATATACTGAAATCAAAAAAGGACGCCCTGCACAAATTGGTGAGATACGAGAATGGGGAGGAGTTAAGAAACAAAAAACTGCAAATGGATGGGTCCCAGTTAAATCAGGTAAGAAAGGAGCTAAAGTTGAGGATGAGGGAAAGGATGAGAAAACTGCAAAACCAGAGGATGAAAAAACTCAACATTCTGAAGAGGAACTTGCTGGACATGCTCAAAACGCTTCTGAAGCTGACCTAAAGAAAACAGTTAGTAATTCCAAGGATGAGAAATTAAGGGTTGCTGCACAAAAGGAGCTTCAACGTCGAACCGAACAATCTGATGAGATTACTGGTAAGAACAAAGATGAGGATGCTGATGGTTGGGCTAAGAAAGATGGTGAGGATAAGAAAGGTGCTGGCGGAGAAGCAAAAACTCCCGAACATGATTATTCTGAAGATGAAGATGGATTTCATGAACAAGTTTCAAGAGCAAGAAAAGCTTATGACAATCCAATGGATGATAAGATGAAGGATCATGCAAAGTCTTTCCTTGATGGGGCAAAAGACCATAAGAAGAAAATGGGCTTTGGTTCAGAACCTGAAGACAAATCTGTTGAAAAGGAGAAATCTGATAATGCAAAAATGAAACAAGTCATGGATTTCCTTGATGGAGAACATGGTGGTGCTTCATTAGAACCAGTAAAAGGCAAGCCAGGGTTGTGGCGAGACTCAGAAAACGATATTCTTGATAAGAAAGACATAATTGCTCTTCACGAACAGTTTGATAAAGAAGGCTTGTTTGAAGAAGAGGGAATAAGCCCTGATAGTGGAAAAGATGACGATGGTTATCAAGAATGGTTAGAGAGCAGGAATTGGCGAAAACCACAAGCAGAGATTGATGCAGAGGAAAAAGCAAAGAAAGAAGAAACAACTGAAAAAGCTGGAGATCAATTATTAGAAGACTTGGGAATTGGTTATTCAACAGATACTTACAGCATATTTTTATCAGATGGGGTAAGTTCTAAGACTACACCAACAACTCTTGATAAAATGAAAAAGAATGGTGAAGATTTTGTTGAAGATAAAGAATTCAATCTAAGTCAATTGGAAGGGTTTATTGGTGGAGAAGACAAAATGAAAGAAGCTGTTAAGAAACGAGCAGCAAAAGAAAAAGTTTCCAATGACGAAATGATGTGGGCAGATAATTACACCGAAACCCAAGAAAAATTAAAAACCGCAAAAGATGGTCTTAGTAAAATAGAAGCTAAGATGGGTGAAACTAAAAAGAAATAGTTTAGATTTGTAAAGATGAAAGCTGCAAAAGATAACTTCAAATTCTTTATACCTGCCGATTTTGTAAAAGGCATTGATGATGATGGTCATGAGACTATGATGATCAAGGGAGTAGCTTCTACCAATAGAAAGGACTCACAAGGTGAAATACTCGATGTGAATGGTTTCGATCTTACTGATTTCTCGGTTATCAATTGGAACCATAAGGGAAAGGATGACGCAGGAGCTATAATTGGCGAACCTACCAAAGCTGAGGTAAAAGGGAACAAGTTATTGATTGAAGGCATGCTTTATCCAGAAATGCCAATGGCGAAAGCTGTATTCAATTTAATGAAGGCATATAAGAACTCCCCTACAGGAAAACAACTTGGACTATCAATTGAAGGAAAGGCATTGTCAAGAGATAATGTAAACCCAAAGAAAATCAATAGGGCCAAAGTAACAGGGGTTGCAGTATGTCCACATCCTATAAATGGGGATACAACTGTTGAACTATTGGAAAAAAGCTTTACACATGGAGATTTCGAGTTTGATGAAGATGAACTTGAAAGTGTAGAAAAAGCAAATGACTTCTGGTCCTTAATAGATAGTGATAGCAAATTCAAAGAATATGTTACTTCTAATAATAAGGAAGACAGAGCTGGTGGTGAAATTGGCGATATTACTGAGATAGAAAGGAATAGATTACTTAAAGCTTATACGGCAGCAGGTAACGTTCACGTATCTAAGGAGTCAGTAGAACACGATCCAAAAGGCATTGTAGATGGTAAAAAGAAAAATTTATCAAAATCTGATGTCTACGAAAAGATTTTTGATTATTTTGGTCCCGTCGAAACAAAAACGGCTCAAGGAATATACTCGTTAGTAGATAAAATTTCAACTATGGAAAAGCAACCTATCTCAGAAGACACTCTCAAAAAAGCAGAAGAAATCCTTAACCTTTCAACTGAGGAACTTATTAAGAAAGCAGCAGAAGATGGAGGCGATAAGATAAGTGATGATGATGAAGGTGACAAGAAAGATGGCGAATATGAGGGAGAGGATGGAGTAGAAAAAGCAGAAGCATTTGCAAAATCAGAATTTGCAAAAGGAACCAAAGAAGCTGACATCGTCAGTACCTTAACTAAGGGAGGCCTTGGAATTGAAAAGGCACAAGCATGTGTCAAATCATGTGTTGCTGAAGCCAATCGAAAACGAGAAGGTGGAGACGTTACGACTTTGAAAAAATCATTTGATGAGCAAACTGACATCATAAAAGGTTTCGGTGTTTCAATGGATCAAAAATTCTCAGCTGTCCTTGATATTATGAAAGGACAATCTGAAAAGATTAGCTCACTCGAAGAAATAAATAAAGGATTGGCTTCAGAAATTGAAGCATTTGGCAATTCAGGTGCCAAAAGGAAATCCGTTCCATCATTGAAGATGATCGAAAAATTCGAAAAATCTGTTGATGGTTCAGAAACGTATCAACTATCCAATAAGACTTCACGAGGATTACTTGTATCTCGCATCAATGAGGCTTCAGGCTTGAATGGTGGAGATCCAGATAAAGTGAATATGGCACTTGCAAGGGTAGCACAAGACATTGAATTGACCCAATCGGTTACTGCACCAGGGCTTCAGTTATTGAAGTCGCATCAAATCGAGGTTATCAAATAAACAATCGTTAAAGAAACAAGTTAAAGACTAAAAGCTATGGACGCAAAATTAGCAGATTATTTAGATGTCGAAGGCTTTGGCAGCGAAGGCGGAGTTGAGGAACTCTTGAAAGCGATGCAAGCTGGTGCTATTACAGGTCGTGATACCACAAATCAGGCATTAACCCAGGAACCACTCAAAGTGGAAAGCTTGGAAACGACCCTTAAACTTCTTGATTTCAGGATGAAAGATATTCGCCTGATGAACAAGATGCCAAAACTTACAGCCTACAACACGGTTGAAGAGTTCTTGCAACTTGAAAGCTATGGAGCTGATCGAGGGGGTTTCTATAACGAAGGAGAACTATCCGATGTTGAGGATAGCACTTACGTAAGACGTTCTGAACTTATCAAGTACATCCAAGTTACGGGTGAGGTTACCTTGCAAGCTCAGATGGTTCGTTCTTATGTGGATGCGATGAGGAAAGAGGTTGAAAACAAGACCATGTGGGTTTTGCGAAAAGCCAACTCAGCAATGACCAAAGGAAATGAAGATCATATCGGTCAGGAATGGAACGGACTTTATAAACAACACGCAGCAATTGGTGTTGGTGCCGGCTTCCTATATAATACTATAGAGGAGTATTACAATTCCAATGTAGTGATTGACCTTCGTGGAAGATCATTGGTCCAACAAGATGTTGAAAATGCAGCTGTTATCGTGGATGACAACTACGGAACTCCAACTGATCTATTTGCTGTCCCAGGTGTTATCTCAGCTCTGGCCCAAGATTATTACCAAGACCAACGTATCCTACAACAAGGAACGGCAGTTAATGGTGTAATTGGTACTTCGCCAAAAGCTATCTCCACAACTATGGGGGATGTGGCTTTGAGTTCTGATAAGTTCATGGCGCAACAAGGACAACGTCAAACAAAATTGCTTACGGATGGAGCAACATCGACCAAAGCACCAAATTCGCCAGTAACTGGTGGAGCACCTGCAGTGGTTGTTGATCCAATTTCCAAATACATTGCGGCAGAAGCTGGAAATGCTTTCTATGCTGTTAGTGGTATCAATCGATTTGGTGAATCTGCATTGACCATATTAGATGCTGCGGCAGTTGCGATAGTTGCTGGAGGAGCTGTTGATTGTACATTTGTATCTGGTGGAGGAGCAGTTCCGGCAACAGGTTACACTATTTATAGAACATTGATAGGTGCACCAAGCACAGGAACCTTCTATCCAATCTTCACTGTTTCGGCAGCTGAAGTTGCTGCAGGATACGATGGAGGTGGTGTTGGAGTTATTAGAGATCGAGGGCGAGCTCTTCCAAACACTGAAACTGCATTCATGACAGAAATGATAGATGATGTCCTTTCATTGAAACAACTTGCACCAATCTCGAAATTGGATCTTGCTGTATTGTCAATGAGTAGACGTTTCATCAACTTCATGTTTGCAACGCCACATTTGTATACTCCACGAAAGCTTGTGAAGTTCATCAACGTTGCCACTACCCTCACACCATAAGGGGTAACAACATAATTACTTAAGAAAGGGATCCTATCATGGGTCCCTTTTTTGTTTTATATTTGTTAGGAACTAATCAAAAAAATATCGTATGAAAACTCAAATCAAAACATCAGACATAAAATTAGCAGGATTGGCATTGAATGTTCCATTTCTTGGAAAGATCGAATTCGATGAAGACTGTATTGCTGTTACTGATGATGCAGAAGGTGCCAAACAGCTCGCTGAGATTGTTGAACATATTTCAGTAATCAAGACTGGAAAGGCTAAAAAGGCAACACCTGCAAAGGTTGAAACCAAGAAGGAAGAAAAGGTTGAGGAGAAAGTAGAAGAACCCGCTAATGAAAAAGTGGATGAAGGTTCACCTGACATAGCACAAACTCCTCCAGATGAAGATGATGGTCCTGACGCTGATGCTACTAATGATGGTCCTACGGTTGATGAAATGGTTGCTCATGTCAAGACTTTGAAATTCAAGGAATTGAAAGTAATGGCCAATGATAACTATCCAACTGAGGATAAAGTTTGGAAAAAATTGAAAAGCACCAAAAAGCTTTGTGACTACATCGTAGGAAAGTTACAGGAATAAATAGATGCCAACTCTTAATTACAGTTTCAAATTCAAAAAAAATACTGGCCTTGTAATTTCTGCCAGTGAAATGCGTGATGATTATCTATTTGGTGTTGTTATTGAAGACAACGATGGTAGGGAATTGGGCGATGAGGTATTTGAAAAGTATGTAAGAGCAGCATCAGATTTTTTCGAAAGATTACTCGACATCAAGTTTGAAAAACAAGTTGTTGATGAGTCGTTCCATTTCAATCATACAGATTGGCAACAATGGGCATATCTGAAAACTACGTATCCAGTTGATTGTGCATTTGAACTTACTGGTTTTTTGAATACGATCAAACAGGTTGAATATCCACCTGAGTGGTTACAGACAAGGAGAACCAACAACAAAGCAAATGGTAATCATCGTAGAATAACAGTTGTTCCAGCAGGAAATTCAGCCCAAGCAACATTTCAAGTAATATTCTCAGGAATAGTACCTCAGCTTGGTTATATGAACATGCGAATAATTCCTGATTATTGGAGCGTTGTCTATACAACTGGCTTTGATGAAATTCCTTATGAGTTATTAGACGCTGTAGGTAAGATGGCATCCTTGGGAATGTTCAATATTGCTGGAGATTTGATCTTGGGAGCAGGTATTGCAAACTTCTCACTTGGTTTAGATGGTTTGAGTCAATCAATAGGTACTACATCTTCAGCAACAAATGCAGGTTATGGTGCAAGGATCACTACCTACAAGGACGAATTGAAAAAATTACTACCACAGCTTAAGGATTTCTATAAAGGTCTCGTATTTACAGTCGCATAATGGTTCAAATAGCACAAACACCAGCATTAACAAATTCAGGTGTTGAGTTCCAGAAAAGCAAATTCGACGAACTCATCTGGAAAAAAGGTTATGAGGCTATAATTGAAAAAGCTATTTATTGTCCATGTAGAGATGAAGGCGGGCATCAACAATCAATATGCAGGAATTGCGGGGGTTCAGGTTGGTTATTCATAAATCCTATAGAAGACAGATTTGTGATGTATTCTATGAACCTGCAAACGCAATTCAGAGCTTGGAGTAGGGAGGAGATAGGAACAACTGCAATATCAGCTATGTCCAGGGTTGAGTTCACATTCATGGATAGGTTGACAATCAAGGATGCTCATAATATCTTCAATGAATTTGTATTTCCACAATTGGATGCAGAAGGAGATGATTTCTTTGCATTTCTGTCCTATGAGATAGTTGAGATCCAGTATGCTGCAATGTTCGTTGCTACTGAACAAAAGCTTAGAATACTTGTTGAGGGAACAGATTTTACTATTGCAAATGGAAATGTTCTACTATTCAATAAGGATTTAAGGAACGAGGTAAGCGATAAGGTTTCTGTAACTATCAGGTACAAACACAAAGCCCAGTATCATATCATTGATGTAAATCGTGAGTTCATGTCCTCTTGGGTTCAGGATGATGGAAAAGAAAAGCAAATCAGATTGCCAATCTCAGCTGTAGGTAGAAGAGCACATTTTCAGATGGATAAAGATAATTGGAAAAACACTAATATACTTGACAATGAGACGAGTCAGTACTTCCAAGTATGATACCAATAGTAATAGATACCAGACCATTAGTCGAACAGTTTGCCCTTAGTAGATCAGAAGTCGATATCCTTATCGATGAGTCAGTAAAATACGTTGTATCAAAATTTGCTGAATATTGGGAACTTGCAGCTCAACAGAAATTAAAGAAAACACGTCAAAGGTATATCAATAGCCTGAAGGTTATAGATACAGGTAGGATGACAGGTGCAGTAGTACTTGATTATACCCAAGACAAGATTGTACGTTTCGTTGAAGAAGGCATAGGTGCTTTTGATATGAAAGCAGGATTTGAACGTTCTGCCAAAAAGAAGTTCACAAAGAAAGGAGGATGGTACTTGACTATTCCTTTTACGTATGCTACACCTGATGCTATTGGCGAATCTTCAGTTTTTAATGCTAAATTGCCTTTCTCAATACATGAGGTGGCTAAGGAGCTGGATGGCGTACCTGTACAAATAGGTGATATTCCAAACAAATACCAGATAAAGAAAGTAAGGCCACCTATTACAAATCTTGGGTTGCGTGAGTCATTTGATAAATATGCCCATAAGACAAATATTTACCAAGGTGTTGCGAAAAGAGGTAATTTTGATGGTAAGCCAACCTATATGTCTTTCAGAAGAGTTTCAAGCAATTCAGATGATCTTAGTTGGATACATACTGGAATAAACGCTTATAATCTTGCAACTGATGCAAAAAGTACGTTGGATAGGAATTTTGAGGATGTGATGGGGGAAGCAATAAACAAGGCTTTAGAACACATGGGCTATGAATAAGGATTGGATAAAAAATAATTTGATGTGGTTAACACCAGTTGTTTTATCGGCTTTAGGTGGTGCAGGTACTGGAATAACCTATGCAGCAAAATCGTTTATTTCTTATGAACAATCTGCTGGATATGAACAAGCAAGAAAAGATTTTCAACCAAAAATAGATACATTACGAAATGAAAAACATGCGATCTATGAGAAGTATAATGGTTCAATGCTTGATGCTATGCGCTTGCGTGTTAAGCTCGAACATTGTGAAGGCTCAGAAACAACAGAGCCAGAAGATGAACAATGGGACTTTTCGGGGGTACAACCTTGAAACTGAGAATATCATAATTTACGATTATGAAACTTTGACACCTGTTGATAGTTTACACATTACTGAAGAGTTGAGGAAAATCCAAGGTATTAAGGATCCAGACTTTAGGAATGAAGAAATAGAGGACGTATACGAAACAGTTAAAGAAGCAAAAAATCCAGAATGATAGTACCAGAACAAATCGTAAGGGATGCATTAGAAAAGATCTTGGATTTCATTAAAACAGATTTTGATACTGCATCTAATGAAAGTGAAAGTTATCTGCATAGAGTGTTGGGTCTTGATGATGACTTGAAATTGACTAACAGGTATGAGTTCTATAAACAAGCAAAAGCGCTATTTACAGATCAACCTGATGGTAGACGAAGATTGAAAACTCATTTGTTCTTCAATGCTGAACGACATGGAGCACCTACAATGCATATCATGCCTTCAAATGATACACCTACACCAAGTGGAATTGGTTTGAACCAAGGAAATTATGAAGGAATTGTGTCTGGAGATGAAGATGGATATTTGAACGAGTTGATGACAAGGGCATATACTTCACAGATGCCAATGGTATTCACATCAGATAATCCTTCTGAAGTTCTCATGATGTATTATTTCGTAAGACAGCTTCTAATACCAATGTTCAATCATTTTGAAATGAAAGGTTTGAAGAACTGTACAGTTAGTGGTGCACCAATTAATATAGAAGAACATTTAGTACCAAAAGGAATTTTTGCGAAACAGTTAACTATGACCTATTATAATGAACTGAATTCGGTAAACTTTTATACTTTAGCAAAAATCAATGATCTCAATTTCATTCAAATAATTCAGGATGCCTTCGAAGACAATTCCATTAGCGGCTCGTAAAGGAGTTCAAGTAGAAGATGGCAAAGTAATTGCTGTCTATCAAAGAGGAGATAGTTGGAAACCATATTCAGATCAAGAGTCTGATAATGCTATCGAACTAATTGACAAATACCTTGATGGATTGAAAGGACCTAAAGCAACTGAGGCTTCTGAAGTCAGTAAGACGACTGAAGATAAACTTCAGGACAAAATTGAAGATCTTGAAGAAACTATTGATGCAGTTGAAGACTTGGTTGAAGATCTTAAGGCTGAAAAAGCCAGACGCCCACGAAATATTCAGGAGCAAGTAACGAGTCATATTCGTGAAATTGGTGCAGAGCAGTTGTTATTGGATAACCCAGTAAACCTATCTACAGTTCTTCGTCAAGTTACTATTGCTCAACCAAATTCGGTAAGATTTCTTAAGAAAAAGTATGGTAATGCTACATTCACATACTCTCAATGGAAAGAACTTTTCCTAAAAGAAAACGTCATCGATAGTTAAAATGATTATATTTGACACAGATAACATCGGTCTTTTTGAAGATAATTAGATAATGGCAACAGAGTTCACGTTTGACGGAAAAACGATAATCATCCCAGGTACTCATTCACGTTTAGTTAGTGGAGTAAAGAACCAACCAGTAGAACTTTCTTATGGAACAGCACTTTTCATTGATACTGGAAGTGGTGCAGGATACGGAGGAGGTGCTGGAATAAATGGGGTTACAGCTGATAGGAAAGATGCTTTTTACGAATTTGACAATCTTCGCGATTTTCAAAATTTCGTTGGGGGAAACCTACCTTGGTTACTTGCTACACCATTATTCAAACCTGCAGGATCTGGTATTCAAGGTCTTTCAAAACTTATTTACGTACGAGCTGCCAGAACAGCCCCCGGAACTTTAACAATTGAATTTGTAGGTGATGGAACGGCTTCAGTATCTACTTCAATCAACAATGGTGGATCATTAACCATAAGAACAAAATACGAAGGGCTTACTGCAAATGGTGCTTTATCACCAGACCTATCAAGATTGTCAAGAGGTTTTGGTGTAACAATGGAAGCCGGCATTGATGATACTGCAAAATTTGTATTAAAATTCTGGCGAGGTGCTTTCACTGGAAACGATGCAAATGGATTTCCACATGATGGAATTGCTGAAAATGATGGTAATCCAATTCTTCTTACAACAAGTCCAGAATTTGACAACGTTGCTGAATTGGTAACATGGATGCAGGGTGATTTTGAATTCAATGGTTTCTTTGAACTTACAGGTTCAGCAGTAAATGGTACAGGTGCTGTTGATCAATACGACCTTTTAGATTTTGGAACAATTCAATTGTTTACAGGGGGAGCAGAAACATTTGGATCAACAAGTTTAGATGATGTTCTTGAAGATATTGCAAACATGGATTTCAGTTTCATTCTTTGTGATAGATATGGTACTGAGTCACAGCATGGAAACAATTTCAGAATTGCTGCCGCTGCAAACGATCACAAATACGAACCAGAAGTTTACATAGCATCTCAGGATGATAGATCTGGTTTTGCTTTATCAAAAGCTGATTGTGTATACTATGATAATGAGAACACTACTGTAGTCCATGGTGCTGTAAGGATTTCAAATCGAAATTCAGCATTGGGTTATAGGGTCTATTCATCGATATACAAAGCAGCTGGACTATTAGGGCGTGAAGCAGGTCGTCCACCACAAGTACCTTTGACAAACAAAAATATTGCAATCTCTGGTGAGGAGCATGCACTATCGGAAAAAGAAGCTAAGCAGGCTTTGAAGATAGGTTTGCTTGTAACATGGAAAGACAATGGTAAGTTCGTTTGTATCAAAGGTGTAAACTCACTTCAAAAAAATACTTACTTGTTGAACGAGGATGGAACAACCCACTCTAAGCAATTGCGAAGAATGGGTCGTCAACTCAACAAGGAGATCATCATCAATTCAAAAGCTCAATTGCTTGATCAAGAAGAAGGAGTTAACAGAAATACACTTTCTGAAGCTGATGTGAAAACATGGTTATTCGGTTATTTGAAACTGAAAACAGCTGACTCTGAAACTGATAACTTGGTGATCTCACAAAGAAATATAACAGTTACGAGAAATCAGGATTTATACGATGTCGAATATGAGGTTGTAATGAATACTGAAATATCGTTCATCTTATTCACAGGTAAAATCGTAGATTTGTAATAACGAAACACAATGGATAGAGTATTAACAGGCGCGATAGCATTGGTCAAGAGTAACGGAGTGGTTATTGGCAAAATGCGTGACATTAACATTCAGGAGAATAATCAACGTCAGCGAATTGGTGGAATAGGAACTATACTACCAAAAGAAATTGCTGCCACGATGTGGTCAGGAACCTTATCATGCTCATTCTTTGAAGTTGACTTTAAGAAATCAGGTATACCAAAAGCAATAAGGAGAGATACCGATGGAGTTGCTGCATCTCAGGCTGGAGGAACTAATAACCCCTCCTTTGAAGATCAAATTGTCCTTGATGAAGTTGGTGTCCAAGTTGATGTTTTCAAAAAGGTCACAGATGTGATAGATCCTACTACAGGATTGATCAGGCCAAAACTCGAACCATACGCAGTAGTTGGAAGATGTTTCATCGAAGGTGATGGCGTTCAAATTGCTGATGGTCAGGTTTCAGGAAGAAATCAGTCATTCCAATATATGGATCCAGTTCTCGAACTATAATCCAACCCTTTATTTTCCAGTTGACACTGTGGACGCCTCCAAATGGGGCGTTTGCTTTGTAATAAAAAATGATTATTTTTGCTTCAAATAAATCGGAAAATGAAAACACCTGAAAGAACAATCAAAGTAAAACTATTAGAAAAGGAATACGAGGTTGAATTTCCAGCCACAAGAGGCCTTATCGAAATCAGTATCCAGAAAGCTAATATCTCAAGACAGACGTATGATGCCATTTCGGCTTCAGGATCTGCTGATGATACATATTCAAGGTTCACAATTGATATGATAGCAACATTTCGGGTAATGATCAAAGACATTGAAAAAGATCTGAATGTTAGTAATTTCTTGGATCTTGATCCTTTACATGCTAAACAGTTCTTAAGCGTGTATCTTAAAGAGGTTCTACCTTGGATTGTTGAATGGCAAAAAGTTCTGAACGCAGAACCTGAAGAGAAGAAAGAACCTTCAGATGGCCAATCATGATAATTTTCTAAGCAAAATTGAAGATATTCGTGGCTTTCTGATTGAATGGAACAATACTTATCCATTTGATAGAATATACAGGAAGAAATATAATATCCCGTTTGGTTCTGAGGAACACCTCAGCATAAATCAAATAGACGTATATTTGGATATCGCTGAGGATAGGCTATTCAATAATCTGTTCGTTGACCTGTCAGAAGTAGATAGTGGTAGAAAGAAATACAAGCACGGTGAAATCTATCGCGAAGAAAAAGAGTCAGAAGAGGTAATCTCTGAATTGTTCGACAAGATCGACATTAACGATATACAAGACAATGGCGGACAATAAAACAGTAAACTTTAAGGGAAAAGATGGTGGCATCAATCAGTTGATGGACCAGTATAAGCGTAAAGCTGATACGATGTATTCAAACATGAAGCGTGATGCTGATAGTTTGAACATGTCCTTAGAGAAGCAGGTCAAGTTTATGAACCAACAGGTTGATACCCTTGAAAAACAATCACGTCTCATTAAACAACGCTTAGTAGACCAAGCAGCATCAGATTTTCAAAGTGAGTCATTCAATTCAAGGAATGCTCAACAAAGGGAACAAGCCAATATAGGTTATAGAACTACCATTGAAGGTGCTGAGTCAAAAAGAACAGAAGATAGGGAAGTAATTGGGTTGCTCCGTGAAATGATCAGAGCTAATGAGGACGATGAATTTGTAGATGAAGCACGAAGTTCTGGTCCAAATGGTCCCAATGGGAATATTATGGACATTCTGAAAAGAATGGAGAAGGAACTCAAAGGTATTAATAAGAATACAGGTATTACTGCTGGAGTGGGTGGAGCTGCTGGAGGTGCGGCAGGTGGGTTCTTTGGAAGTCTATTTGGAAATCGCGCTTCAGGTGCTGGCGGAGGTTTTGGAGGCGGAGGTGCTGGCGGAGGTTTTGGAGGAGGTCATGGAGGAGGCAGTCATGGTATTTTTGGAGGAATGCTTCGAGCCAATATGGTAGAAAATCTTGCTAAGAAACTTGGTAAGATGGGTAATGTTAAAAGTGAAAATGAGATGATAGGATCTTGGGCTGGCTTAATGGCTCAAGGTGCAATATCAGCCCCATTGGTAGCAGCTGCTGCATTAGGTGATATGTTTGGATATGAAGGAGGTACTGATCTTGCCTTAAAATTAGGTGAAGTAGGGGGCGAGGTTGTAGGTGAAGCTAAATCAAGAGAACTTGAGGAGTTTGAACAATATGAAATTCCAATGTTCAAATTAGGAGCAACAACTGGACAAAGAACTTCTAAAGATCTTTCTGGGTTAGGTATTGAACGAAGTAAATCAGTACAATTATCATTAGAACTTGCAAAAGCACAAATGAGTAGAAATGCTTTACTATCAAGGACAAATCTTGTTGCAAGAGGTGAAGCTGGTTTAGGTTTAGATAGAAGTACAATGCTTGGTCTTGCTGGAATGTCAAGAATGACTTCTGGTGATATGTTAGAAAACATGTCTGGTTTGTATGGTAATATGAGGTCACAAGGTCTAATGGGATCTTCAAATATGTTGCCATTTCATGAAGCTATGCAATTTCAATTGGCTTTTGGTCAACAAAAAGGAAGTTCATTAGAAAGTTTGAATTCAGGTGATCTATCGGGGGCTGTAACAATGATGAGAGGAATAGGGGGAGGTTTTGGTGATCAAAGAGGACTTGGAAGAATGACACAAATAGATCAAGGGCTTGCAAAACCAGGGAATGATTATCAAAAAGCAAGATCTTTTTCTGCATTGTCAAAACTCAATCCTAATGCTTCGTATTTTGAATTACTCGAAATGCAAGAAAAAGGAGTTATGCAAGAAGGTTATCTTGGTGCTATGTTGAAACAACTTGAAGGTGAAGTTGGTGGAGGACAAAATCTTATGATGGGAGCAATGTCAGAATTTGGTGTATCACCTGAAGTAAGTAGATCATTAGTTGAAAAGTTTGAAAAGGATAGAACATATTTTGACAAATTTGCAGGTAGTACTGAAGATGCTGCTACAATGGCTGGTTTCAAAGGCGAGTTAGGTGGGAAATTAGCAGGTTCAGAACAATGGGTAACACACATGGAAGTTTCAGTAGCAAAAATTGCTGATGCTTTTGTAGAGTCTTGGCATAAAGGTATTACTGAAGCATTTTCATATAGTGGTCATAAGATGTCAAAAGAATTAAAACGAGAAATAGATAAATTATTCCATTCTGAACATGGAACTCATCATCAAATTCACTAATGAGGGAAGAATTATTTGAATACACTCATCAAGATAAGTCTCAAGCTGTATTGGGTGACATCGTTGAAGATCTTGCTTCTGTATTGTATGGTTCGCTATTACATGAAGTACTTCTTGTCAAAGATGATAATGGTGTTGATAATATATCCCGCCTTGTTGAGTTCTATACTGAGGATGATCTTCAAACAAACTCAGAAGACTCGATCAGATCGTTTGCGGAAGCGATAAAAGAAACAAAGGCAACTGAGAATGATGATCAATTAAAAAATCTTAAGGTCTACAACCAGACAGTATTCATGGTCGATATGCATCTTGTTGAAAGGATGCTTGTATTTACACAATCAACTCAACAAGTTGATCAATCGTCATATAATGCATTTATGTCAGAGGCGCATTATCGTTTGCTTCGAAGTCCATTACATCAACAGGTTCTTGAGTCAAAAAATGTTTCAAGAGGTGTTGCAAAGAATTTATTTGTACATGCTTCTGTATGGGGGTGGTCAAAAACGCTTTCACTTGATAATGATGGAAACTATAAAGATGTAATTGTAAATTGCTCGCCTTTCCTGTTTGATCTTACAACTGAAACAAATGAAAATGGTGGAAGTTTTCAAATGTCATTAGCTCCAGTTCAAGCTGAATATAGAGATGATAATTGGCAGATCAAAGATGGTTCATTGAAAGGATCACCTGACAATCGTATTTCACATTCCAATTTGCATACCAATAATTTTAACAGGTCTGATTATTATTTTGAAAAGATATTTCAGGAAAATGACGTGATTTTCATCAGGTTTGAAACACTTGAGATAGAAAAACAATCAAGATATGATAATGCAAGGAAATTATTCATAGATAAGACTGAAATACCAAACAAGCCTTATGATATGATAGCCCTCATTGATGGTGTTGATATAACAACTGATCCTGAGTCAAATGAAGTTTCTGTTAAAATAAGAGGTAGGGATCTTACAAAATTACTTATTGAGGATGGTGTGTATTTCTATCCACAGTTATTTGCAACAGGTGGAATGTTCGCTAACATATCAGATGACGATAAGCTTAAGAGATATGACGGACAATTACAGAGTCTGTTTGTGTTTTCATTCAAGAACGTTTCGACAACGTTAAAATTCATCATGAATGCACTTTCAAATATTGAAATCGTTTCCGATAAATTATTTGAACCATATAGTAACAGTAAAGACTTTGATGGGAATATTAAGGATAGACGAAATTATTTCTATTCTGAAAAGGAATTGACAGAAGCCTTAGCGTATGAAAAACGTGATACTGATGTCAAAAAGGTAATATCAGAAATTGAAGATGCAAGGGCATTAAGGGGGTTAATAAATTCAACACCTCTTGCAATATTACAGAATTTGAACTTATTTGTTGCTCATTTGATAAAATATGATTTGTTCAATGTAGTAGATGGAGGAGATTTTGTTGGATTACCTAAAGGTTGGGGAGCTACTACGTATGATGGTCAAAATCTAAAGGCTAATGAACTTCCTTTATTTTCTAAGGATACTTTGATGTCAAAGTTACCTGGGCTCAATAGGATGATTTTGAATTTGACGAAACCCACATTGATAACTTCTCAAGGTACAATACATCAAGACATTGACGTACTTGGAATAGTAACACTTGTTCGAGAAAATCTTGTTTCTGTGGGTGTGACAAGTAATTTTAGACAATTACCCACTGAAAATCCTGCTAAAGGAATTTGGCAGATCATAAATCTTGTAATTGATGAGTCGGTTCAACAAAGACGTTTGACTGACTCAAGTATTGGAAATGAGCATGGTAGTCTCATTAATGCTGTTAAAAAGATTTGTCAATCACCTTTTGTAGAGTTTTTTACAGATACATATTATGATAAATTTTATTTCGTAGCAAGAAAACAACCTTTCGATAGGAAATCATTGGAAAGTGTTTTGAATGGTACAGTTGTAATTGATACCACAAAAGAAAGTTACGGGAATGATTATGGTCCTCTTATTGTTGATATTAATGAAGAAGATATTCTTCAAGAAAACATAACGTATGGTGATACTGCATTTTCATGGTATTACTTGAGACCTATAAATATGTTGAATGGTGGTGTAAATGATATGAACTTTGCTTATTTGAAAGCAGTTTATTTCAAACGCTATGCTGAGATATGGGGGTCCAAGCCTTATGACATTTCGACGAATTACATTGATTACTATTCAGTTCAGGATAAGGAGTTGAGAAACTCAGTTGGTCGATACATAAAACAAGGTATCTATGATCTGAAATTCATTATTGACATTCACGCGCATTTACCTTTTACAAGAAAAGGGAACATAACAATAACACCCAACCGTAGAATAAAACGAGCAAATTATGTACGTCTTGTTTCAACAGGTGAGATATTCTATGTTGATGGAGTGGAACAGAATATGGCTGTTACTAATAGTGAAATAACAAGAAGCACAAATCTTACTATTTCAAGAGGTATGGTTGAGAAACATATCAACCCACCTGAATTAAGTCCAAATCAAGATAGTGGTCTTTATTCGTATTTTGACATCATAAATACAGACATTCCAGAAGGTATTTTTGAACAAAAGTCAGATGATGGTCAAGCGTTAAGTGCTAACGAATACAACGAAAAGATCTTGGCTAACTGGGGTGTAAATGATGATGTATTTGATTTTTTCTTAAAAAAGAAACAATTTCTATAATGTTTGGAAATCGTAAATATGGAGTAACAACGCAAAGGGCTGGAACCAGATATTATACTGGGTTTGGATACGTTGCTTTACCTAAAGATCTTGATAGGGATAAATACATCAACAACTGTTTGAGAACAAATTCTATTACAATATTGTTTGAAAATGGGGGATGGGCTGATAATGTACCTGTTGCAAAAGGATTATTCGAACACATAGAATTTCCAGACGATCCTGAAAAATTAGGTAGTCAAGTTGTTTATTCAAGCCTTAACGCTACAGGTTGGTTGTTTATTACAGCAGTTCTTCCTAAAAACAACGAGGTTGTTGTTACCAATGAACTTCAATTTGTAAAGCAAAGAAGTGGTTCTAACGGAGTAGTATCAATAGTAGGCGATGCTTTGAAGCAATTTGTGAATATCACAGTGTCGAGTTTCAAAAAAGGAATGGGTTCATTCAATTTATCTGTATCAAATCCAGATAAGACAGCTGAATTGAACGTTAGGGTAAAAGGTTCAAAGAATTCAGATATTGAAGGTTCCGAAAATAAGGAGATCCTTGGTACAAAGACAACAACTGTTTCAGATAAATACGTCATAAATGTAAGTGAAGATGATACACTTACAACCATTACCATAGAAAAGGATGTTGGAGTAATAATTGAAGATCAATATGACAATAAGTTAGAGTTGAAGAAAGATGGTGTTTTCTGGAATGGTGGGGATAACGGTGGTTTGATAAATATTTCAGACATTGTTGCTCAAATGAATAAGAATGAAAAGCTCACAAATAATCTGTTGGCTGCATTACAAGGGGTTGTAGTTCCACTTGCTCCATCTGGAACGTATCCTTTTGCTCCATTGTTCTCTGCTTATCAACCTCTCGCTGAAACTCAGAAGGATCAAATTGAAGATACTAAAGTCAATCATTAAACATATATTTGTAAAAACATCGTTATGAAATATAGTTCAGGAAATAAATTCGGTTCAAGATCAAAAGAAATTCTTGCAACGTGTCATGCTGATCTTCAACTTATTCACAATACAGCAATAGGACAATGTCCCGTTGATTATGGTCCACATGCTGGCGCCAGAACAATTCCTGAACAGCAAAAATATTTTGATGAAAGTAAATCGAGAATAAATCCGAAATCATATCCTTCACCAGAAGCTTTGGCTAAGGTAGCCAAGCATATCACTATTCCTGATCATCCAGAATACGATAAAAGTAGAGCAACTGATCATCATGTTGCTGAAAAGCATAATGGAAAGGCACTTACTTGGGATGAAATTCATCTTGCTTTTACTGCCGGCTATTTAATACGCGTTTCTCACGAATTACACAACGCTGGGAAAATCCAACATATTTTACGTTGGGGCGGAGATTGGGACTCAGATGGGGTCATCGCATTGGACCATAAGTTAAAGGACATGCCTCATTTGGAACTAATCAAAGTTAAATAATGGCATCAACGATAGAGTCGGTAAGGGAAGTTTACAAAAACTTAAGAGGTAGTTACGGTAAGGTTGGATTGAATGCCGTATTTCCTAATGATTTTGAAGCCTATATGATGGGCCTCGAACTTGTGAATGGATCTGGAGAGGTTGAAGAGTATTTCGTATTTCCTATCAATCCAAATCAACTTGTGGAGGTTTCTAAAAGGATTACATCCATTAGAAAAACGTTGGGAGGTGTTTCAATACACTCAACAGAAAAATTCATACCTACAGATATTACTATGCAAGGAACCTTTGGTAGGAAATTGAAATTTCTTATTGGTGATGATATAATCAACTTTGCAGGATTGTCATTTGGTTTCAAAAAGAATAGGTTCAAATTTGATTTCAACACGAACGCTGCAGCAAGGGAACTTACAAGGCAGGTAAAAACTGGTTACGGTTGTATTAAGGTATTGGAGTCAGTATGTAATCGGAGTGAAACACTTGATGAGAATGGAAAACCTTATGAGTTGTATTTGTACAACCTTGCTTTAGGGAATAGTTATCTTGTAAAGGTACTTGATCTTACTTTTTCACAAAGTGAACAAATGAATATGATCTGGAGTTACAATCTTGTATTAAAATCAATCGCACCAATTGATCAGGTAAAAAGAAGATCAGCATTGAACCTGATAAGAGCGATGGGTGCTGGTTTTGTACAAAGTACAGCAAATGCACATTTGCCTAAATTGCTTAAGATGCTTGGCTAATGGATATTACTAAAGACATATTGGAAGAATTTGAAGAAATAACTAATTTCGATGCTATTTCGTTCATTCAGGCGTATGTTGATTTTTTACAAAAAGATCTATCAAAAATCCAACTGTTCTTTAGTGGTCAAATAAAGAATAATTCGCAAGATGCATTTGATAATTTGAAGCAATTAAGAATAACAGTTGAAGATTTTTATTCCACCTTTAGATCATTTGAGACACAGTTGTGGTCATTCAAATGGTGGGATCTATTGGAAGAGATTGAAAGAATAGAACATACGATCAGTTTGATGGAGAACATGTCAAAATGGATGCGTAGTAGTATTTTGAATTCAAGTTTTTCTCAGGATCAACTGGCTGACTCAAATCTTATTCAAGGAGAAACCCTTGCTGATTTTTCAAGAACACGTGAAGGTTCTTCTGACCCTAATAATGATTGGTATGAGCTTGCGTTGTTGAATGACCTTACTGAAGAGGAATATACAACCGATGGTGGTAATTTACTGTACTACAAAAAAAGGAATGGACCTATCCTATTCATTGAGTCAGTAGTAGATAATATCGTAGGTGAAACTATATTGGGTCTTGATATTCAACAAACAATGGAGTTTGCTGATGATGATCTTGTAGTTTTATCACATAAGGACACATTTTATCAAGCAGTTGATATTTTAGCTACGTTAAAGAAAGGCGATAACCCAGAATTCTATGAAATTGGATTACAACCCGGAGTTACAGCAGGTTCAAATATCAACTCAATAGGGTTTCCTGTAATTTTGAGACAAATGAGTGAGTCGTTTGGTACAGATGATACGATAAGAACATCAGAAGTAACGGAAATTAGAAGAGACCAAGATGCGTTGTTCATTGATTTTGAAGTTGAAAGTATGAATAGCGATACAACCATTGCGTCAGTAAATTAAAAGACATGGCACTTAATATTAGACCAAGTACAAGCAAAGAAAGAAAGGAACTATTTGTCGAAGCTATGCTTAATAAGACAGATAAGGTTACTAAGGTTTCGCCAAATTCAGTTTTGAGTGGAGTTGCTTTTGGTGTAGGTAAGATTGCAGGAAAGGCTGAAAAAGACATTTTCCTTGCTGTGGCCCAATTATTTCCTGATCATGCGTATGGTGAACAATTGGATCAGGTGGCTGAAAATTTTGGTATTGCTCCAAGGTTTTTGCAATCTGGATCATCAACCTATTTAAGATTAGTTGGTGATGTTGGTACACAATATGCTATAAACACTCACATTTTTTCAGGTACTAATGGTATTCAATTCCAACTTGAAGAAGATGTTACGATAGGGGCTGCAGGATTTACATATACCAAAGTTAGAAGCGTTGATACTGGAGTTCAATCAAATGTAAACCCAGGAGATGTTTCCAACGTTACACCTGTACCTGTAGGACATACATACGTCGTGAATGAATACATTTCAACAGGTGGTAGAGAAAATGAGTCAGATGAGGATTTTCGAAATAGAATAAAGGAGGGAGCCAATATTCTTGGAAAGGCAACAATTTCATCACTTGAACAGGCGATGATGAAGATCAACACAAATGTTCTTCGTGTATTTTTCTATGGACGTGATGATAATGGCAAATTGGTTCTTGCAATCCAATCACAAAATGGAATTGATTTCAACGAACAGGAACTTGATGAATTGCTTGATAAAGCTGATAAGTACATGGCTTTTACAGAACTCAGGCCTTATGGTACACAAAGTTTTGGTGTGAAACTAAGAAACGTTGAATATGATCCTCTTGATATTTCGTTCAGATGTAACCTATTCAATAACTTTGATCCAGATGCTGTAAGAAAAGAAATTCAGATCAACATCAGTAAATACCTTGATTTTAGAAACTTTACTCAAGGTGGGATTGTTGAATGGGATAATATACTGGAGATTGTGAAAAAAACAAAAGGTGTGAAGTACGTGCCAGACCAATTCTTCTATCCTAATAATGATATACAAACAAGTAGGGTGAAGATCATGCGCCTCAGGGGCTTCCTAATGTTAAACCTTGAAGGAACAGTTATCAGTACGCTTCAAAATACATTGTCGCCAGTTTACTATCCCCAAGAGGCAGATTTTTCATTCCAACAAACTGTATTAGCTGAAATATAATGGGAAAAGGAATAGCAAAAGTTCATCAAACGTATTCCTTTCCAAGGATAAAGCCTACTGTAGAAGATGCATCAAATTTGAGTATAACAAATGAAGATATGACCACGTATCCTCATTGTGGTTTTAATATAATGGATGTTGAACCTAAAGGGATCAATTATGTTGAAACTTTGGAAGGTGAGCTTATGACAGTTTCGAGGGATGAATATCCAAATGGTGTCAATTTTTATATTGATAACATGGGTAACATGATTGTATACACTGATGATGAAACATTTAAGAATTTTTCCATTGATGAGATGGGTAACGTAATTTATACAACACCATAATGGCTTCTGGTTCAAAAAATCTTGGTCTCGTAAAAGCAATTCATGCTGGAAATACTGCTCCAGCGAATACTGCCATGATCTGGTATAACACTTTAACATTCAGGCACTACTATCATAATGGAACAATTTGGGTTCTTTTTGGTACTGGAGGAGGAGCTGGTGGAACGCCAAAAGTAACCGTTGAAATGGGTTATACAACCAACGTTTCAATAAATGGTCAGCAAAATGGTATAAATTTTGATCCTACTTTCAAAATATCAACTGCGCCAAAACCAGTACCTGTACCTTTTAGAGTTAGCGTTGACAGAAATGGAAATGATGGGGAAGTTGAATTAACGTTTACAGATGCAGCAGGAGGTATGCATAATATGGATGGTGTATCGTATACTATGCCAGCAAATATGAGTGAAGTACTTTTCATGTTTGAAACTACACAAGCAAATCCAGTAGGTGTTTATACATTGGAAGTAAATTGTGTTTTGGGATCTTATTCGTTTTCACGAGAATTAACGATAGAAATTATTTAAGATGGCTTCAGGTACAAAAAATCTTGGTTTAGTTAAAGCAATACACGCAGGAAATACTGCGCCTGCTAATACATATATGATCTGGTACAATACACTTGCATCAAGGCATTATTATCACAATGGGTCAAGCTGGGTCGAATTAGGTACTGGAGGATCTGGAGCATTTGAAACAATTCCACATTTTGTTTATCAGCCTCTTGGAGTTGATAGTGGTATGGTCTATAATGATTTTGAAATCATGATGGATGATGTTATTGAACAGAAAGGCAAGAAAACAATCTATTTTGATAGAACATTTTTATCAGCTTTGGATGCAATGGAAATACCAGTCAAATCTGGTGGTGGTTCTTGGGATTTTATAGATGTTTCGTTTCAGTGGTTATTTGAGTCAGTTTACGATACATCAAACATTACAATAAGCGTAGCAGATGGAAATTTATGGGAAAATTTTCCAGACAATTTCTCTTTTATAAGGTTAATCTTTAATAACACTTCTTTTCCAGTCTATTCAGATAGTTCTGGACAAAAACTCAGCCTTTTAGACTCAGCTACAACGTTTGAAAACCTTGGTTCTGTTGAAGTTATGAATTTGTCAGGTTCAGCGGAATTTGTTTTTGGTTTGGAAGAAGGTTCAAAGATGAAAAATGGTTCTTATGAGATTTTCAATTTAGTTGGAAATTCGTCTATAAATCTTGCGTTGATTGGTGCTGGAGAAATTGAACAAGACGTCATAAGAGGAGCGATAACAGCTTATGTCGATATAAATTTGACCCACGGAGGGTCAAGTTATAAAGAAACGCAAACCAATTATGCTGGTACAGTTGAATTACAAAGTAAAAATGCTTCAAGAATTATGTTTGGTGTTTTACCAAATTTGGGTTCAATATCTTTTGCACATAATTTTGGTAATGAGTTTTTGCACATCGAAGTTTATAGAAACTCGGGTTTTCCAAAAATAAGATTAGGGACTGTTTCGGAAGTAAGAGTTCAAATAGATGATGATGATAATATTACAATAACAGATCTTTTTGGGTTAGGCGGAATAAACATTCAAGTAGTCATTGCATCAAAACCTCAACAGATAGACTAATGGCAGTAATAGACAATCGTTTGACAGAAGTTGGTGATGTTCTTGTAATACAGACAGAAATCCCGCTTGTAGGAATAATTGCGCTACTTGGCTTTACAGATCTTACTACAGGAGAAGTACCCGGGTCTCGTGAATTTGATAAGAAGTTCAGGTATTCATTTGATGGAGGAGTAAATTGGTCTGACTTTGTTGACCTTACAACTTCAAATATTCTTGAAATACCAATTCAGGATACTGACCTCTTCATTTTAGAATATCTATACATAAGAACAGGTACTGATAGTTCAGGTGAATTGACAGTTGAAGCTGTACAATTGAATTCACAAACTATTTTAGGAACTTCTGATGATGTATATGGTAATTCAATTTTCAAAGAGTTCTATAATAGCTACAGTATCTGTACGCTTGCATGGTCAATCAATGTGCTTGAAAAACTATACAGAGATGGAATAGTACCTAAGTACATAAAACGAGGAAAAAGAAACGATACTCGAGAGGATCAGGATTATCTTGATTTTTGGTTTACTGTATCATTGTTCTATTCATATTATGTATGTCTGGCTCGTGAGTTCAAAGATTTCTATACAAATTCTGATTTGTTAAGGGAGTTCCTTATTGAAAGGAACATGTTCATGTGTAATGATATTCAGATGGCTGATATGCTTTACATCATGAGAATGTACCACAGTGAAATGTCTCATAGAGGAACAGAACAGATATTCCTTAAAAAAGGCGTCTCATCATACGAAGATGAAGATAATTCATTTAGTGAAAGTTTCAGTCAAAGCCTAAGTGGTTCATTTAGTCATAGTTACAGTTCAGTAGATCCATTTTTCTATCGTCAGGTAGATGGGGAACTTTTAAGATTGATTTGCTATAGTTTATGCGATGAATTCATTTGGGGACTTGGAAGGGCTGAACACACAAGTTGGAATATGGGTAATGGAAGTCCATGTTATAGAGGATTGATGCCTCAACACCAATTCAGTAAAGGTTATGAAATAACAGAAGATGTTATCGATCTATCTGTATACCCTTTAATTGAAGATCAACTCATTTCTATTGCAGCTGATGGCGATAAGTATGTAATGGATATTGATGTACCTGTACTTGGTCCTTTTCCAGCAGGAATAGGACAACTTACAAATCAAGACATTGATAAAATGTTTGTTGTTGAACCTAATATGTCATATCAACTGACTTTTCAAATAAAAATAGGGCCAAAACTTGATAAGATTATGAATATTGGGTTTTCAATGGTGGATCAATTTGAAAACAATATAATACCAACTTCTTTTGTAACTGGAACGTCTACAAATTATGCTATACAAGCTGAAGCATTATCTCGAAGTGATGTTTATTACAATATTCGTGTAATTCTTTGGGCTGCAAATCAAGGTAACGCTTGGGATCCAGCTGAAATTTATGAGAAAGAACGTATTGTTGAGCATAGTGGTAATTATTACGTATCAGAAAAGGTTACTAATTTTGGAATAACACCCGGAACTACTTCTGATTGGAGATTGGTAGATACTGAAGGTTTAGTTTCAATAGGACAACCAAGTATTAAAGCAGGTGAAAATCTTAAAATGAGTTCAAATGTATGTAAGGTAATGCCAATCATACATAGTTCAGTACCTGCTAATCCAGCATCTATAAGAATACACAACTTGAAATTCAAACCTCTTCATTTTGAATACAGCCATTATTTCATCAATGTGAAGAATTTCGTCCATATATTTATGGAACAAAACAATGGGCGTTATACGAACGAAGAAGTAGAAGAAATAATGAGGCGTTATTTGTTTCCGTACAATACCTCGTTTAGAAACACTTATTTATGATAAATTTGTAACATGTCGATCTTAAAATTTGCACCAGATCTATTTCTTGAACAACAGGAGCTTAATAGGTTAAGAAAGTTCCTTGATGATGAAGGCTTTAGAATAAATCTAATTGACAATACTCAGAAATGGGGATTGATTGATAAGCAAAGTTTCTATCCAGATAATTCTGTAAAGGATCAATTCACAAATGCATTGATCACTGAGGATGTTGGTTTAACAATCAAGCATAATCCAATACGAGCATTGAATGCTGATGGAAGACTTATTTATAGGGCTGCCACAAATCAGATTGCTGTTACAGGTGATAATAACTGGTATTGGGTTAAGATCTCGTGGGTTGCCTCTCCTATTGAACTTGGTGTTTGGGCATTGGATGCTGATGGAAATCTTACAGGAACAGGTGGAGAACTTCTTACGATATTAAGAGGTGAACCTAATTTTCCTTCAAGAATAAAATTCACGAATGCTATAAATAACACTGCTGAATATGATGTTGTTGAAGTCATTGATGACAATAACGCTATTCTAAATGGGGTATCTGGTACATTCAATGTTGAAACAGGTTTAGAATTAGCAGTTGTTGGAACATTCACTGAAGGAGTAGCCCCACCAGCTGCAAATAAATATCCATTCCAATATGATAGTTGCGTATTTGAATTAATCCTTGAAGCAACACCAAACACACCACCTACATTAGTTGAAGGTCAAGAATTCGTTATTGCTCGTGTAAAGAGTGATGGTGTAACAATGGTTATCCAAGATAAAAGGGTTGAAAGATGGACAACGAAAGCAAATTATAGGCTTTCAAAAGTTGATGAAGTAGATAACCCTTTAATAGGAGTTGGTAGAATAATGTTCGACCACGAATATTCTACAAAGGATAGGAATAAGGTTTTCATGCAATGGGCATTTCAATCTACAAACTATACTGTAAATACAAATTTGAATATCATAACGATCAACGCTGGATCTGGTGGTAATTTCAAAACTGTTGCTGATTTTACAGATGGTGATTTCAATGGATGGAGATTGTATGCTACCAACGGAAAATACTTGAGGATCGTAAATTCTGTTCTTACAGGAGGTCAGATCAATTGTTATTTTGACAGTCTCGAAGTTGATTATTTCTCGACCGATGGAGGTTCAACATTTACAGGTTCTCAAATTGTAATCACACCTGATGCTGAAAAGATTGAAATTGTATTCGATGCTCAGGATATTTCTTCAACATCAGTTGTAGAGACATTTCCAAATCTTGAAGAAACGTTTGAATTCAATATCAATGAAGTAGAAGCATTGTGTCCACTGTTAGTATATGATGATCCAGTCGCGTATTATTCTGCTAAATACAGATACAAGACAAATGATACATATACTGAATATGTAGATCTTCCTGAAGATACATCGTTTGGGTATTATACTGAAAACGCATACGAGGATGATGGTTCATTGAAACCAATTGTTCTTGCAAATAGTTATGCTCAAAACGTAGCTCAAGGATACATCAAGACATATACTGGAGGCGTTATTGAACTCATTTTACATGGTACAGCTTACTATCCTCTACTTGCAACAATTGTTACAGGTGATAGACTTGGTGTAGATCGTGTAACATTAAATCCTGCAATTACTCCACCTTACACATTGGTTGTTGGTGCAAATAGGATCTATCAGTACTTTGAAGGGGGACCTTTTTCTTTGACACAGGATTTTTTCATCAATATTGAAAACACAGGTGCTATAAATGGTAACAGGTTTTTCTTACATTTTGCCAATGAACCCCAGTTAAATGGTTTTAGGTTAAGAATAGTTACAAATTTCGTTAACATTTCTACATTTGATCTAATTGAGGAGTTCACAACCTTTGATGATACATTTGCTTCGTTGGGACATCCTGTTCAGTTTGAAGTAAGACATGATGGAACACAATGGGAAGTTGAACATAGCACCTATGATAGAGGACTTGTTGCTTTGGAATACCTACAAATACTGTTTGTAAACGCATTGGTTGCAGCAAACGCTGCCGATATTACAGCACTTCAAGCTTTCCAAGCCGATGTTGAAAGTGCATGGACTTCTTTTTCAAGCCCAACAACCAGATACATAGACCAATTTGGTTTACCTGTTAATGGTACTGTACTACTCACTTCAGGAGGATATAAAATAGTCGGTAGAGTTGCTACAATTCAAATACAAGTAACTATTGATACAATTACGGGTAATTCTGGCACTGGATTTCAGTGGATCGAGGTTGATTTACCAGCAGCTTTAGAAAACTTTGGTGGAGCCGCTGAACCAGTTGGAATGTGTAAAGGTGCAAGAAATGGTACAAACATTTTCGAATGGCAAATGACAACTACGATGGTAGCTGGCGGTGGAAGTACTGTTAGATTTGTTTATGGTAATAGTATGACTGATGTTTCACCAATTGGTTCAGGTTCTCAAACTATTAGAGCAACCTTTCAAATAGGCGTATTATAATGATAGAACTACGATATACAGGGGCTACTAATAGTTCAGATACTCAGACTATTGCTTCAAAGTCATTGGGGGGTTATGTTTCACCTTCGAAAGTACCAAATGATGATTTTAGCAATTTGTTTGATGAGATATCGTTGATGTCAAAACAGTTGAAGAAAAGGGAAGCAAGGTTGATTGCTATTGTAAACATTTCATCAACAGAAGACTATGGTTCATTATCAGCCATGTTCACATTGCAGAATAATTCGGATGTAAAATACAAAGTTGCTTTTGTGGCTCCATCAGAAGATAGTGATGGACTGTATTTTGAACGATTGAATTCACAACGTGAATTACCAGCATACGCAACATTCCAAGACATAGTTACTCTTCAAACATTGAACCTTGGAACACTTAATGCTGGGAAGGCCTTGGGAATGTGGTTAATAAGGGAACTTACAGATGAGTTTGTTGCACCAGTAGATTGTCAAGAACTTTATGACAATTACAAAGCTGAAACATCTCGTGAAACTGAAGAAAAACTTGCATTGACAATATCTTATGGTGATGACTCAGTATCAACATCTGTATCAACATCTGTATCGTCTTCTGGATCATTATCAAAGGTTCTATAACCTTAATTGCAACATTAGTTTCCAATAATAAATTTTTATTTTATTTTTGTCCTTATGGACTATGATACTCTGCTCAAATGTGTAGAAATTGTTTATTCTTATTTATATTCGTTGACGTATGGTAATTCTAAGTACTACTATAATTGGAATGAAAGATCAATCCTTACTTTCAACAATTTTGCAGGTCATATTGATAATAGGTATAAGCTGATTACAGTAGGTAAGAATTTCATGGTAAATTATTTCTTGTTCCATTATGCAAGGTTGGTTGAAACGGAATTTGAAAGATATTCATCAAAGGATGCAAAAGGAAACATCACTGCTCATGGTAGGTTCCAGATCTATGATTTCATTTCAAAGAAATCATTTGAAACATTTGTAAATAGAAATAGGAAATTCGATTTCTGTATCCTTACAAATAGAAAGTTCGATAAGTATGTAGTTAGTGTATCGACTATGCTTAAAGCATTGGACGCTATCATCAATCCTAATGATATAAGCTTTGAACTATTTGAAGAAACTGTCAAGCATCGTTATTTTGGAACCTCATCATGTTTTGTGTATTGTATTTCAGAAACAACTCTGTACAATCCAGACTCAGTGATGTGTCCAAAATGTCCATTTCGGAAAGAGTGTATAAAATTGTTGGAAAAAAAGTATCCAAAAATCTATAAAGAAAGAGAATGTCAGATAAGTTAACTTATGATTTCCTTGTTGAATTGATAGCACAGTGTTTCACATCAAGGACGTTTTCAGAAATAGTAACATCAAATCTAAAATATGAATACCTACCCACAGAAGCCACAAAATTAGTTTTCAAAGAAATTGTTGATACACTTGAGCTTGAGGATCGAGTTTCTACGATAGGTACCATTTCGCAAAAACATTCTGATCATGAAGAAGTAAAACAGTTCCTAAAGGAGATCAAAAAAGTAAAACTCAGCAATTCAAAGGACCAATTATTAGATACACTTGAAGATTATGTCAAGGAAAGCATGTTCGTTGAACTATATGATGAAATTGCTGAGGAGTATAATAAAGGTGACAAATCGGAAGCTATAATTACGCTTTCACAGCGAGCAACGGATATTGCTGAATTTTCAATTAAACAAGCAACTGTAGGTAGGGTATTTAAGGATTTTGATAAAAGGAACCAGAAACGACAGAATAAGACAGAAACCAACGAAGCCAAAATACCTACAGGAATACATCCATTTGATTTCTACACATTCGGTGGTATAAAAGCAGGAACCTCATTACTTGCCTTGGGTAGATCTGGTGGAGGTAAATCAACATTCTTAAAGTGGTTAGGAATACATGCTGCAAGGTTAGGTTATAATGTTGTTCATTTTCAAGCTGAAGGTACAGAAGATGAAGCATTCGATAACTATGATGCTGGATGGACAGGTATAAGTACAGTTGATATTGAGGAGGGGTATATTCCACCAGATAAGCTTAAGAAAATAAAAATAGCCCACAAGGACTTATTATCACAAAAAGGTGAGATTTTCATAAAATCATCAGAGCAATTCGATGAAATGTACCTTGATGATTGTCGCGATTATCTAATTGAATTGGAAAGGTCAGTTGGTAAAATACATTTGGTTTTGTTTGACTACCTTGAACTATTCATGTTAAAAGGTAAAAGATTTTCGCAATCTGAGTCTGGTGAAAGAAGAAGACGAGAATTGATTGCCAATAGAATTACCAATATAGCAACAGAAATGAAATGTGCTACAGCTACTGTAACACAGGCAAATGATATTAAGACGGAAAAATACAATGATCCAGATTATGTCATGACAAGATCTGATATTGCTGAATTCAAAGGCGCTGTAAAACCTTTCAGTTATTTTCTAACATTAAATCAAACTGATGACGAATACGACTCTGGATCTATGAGGGTATTCATTGATAAGATGAGAAAGTACAAAGGTAGAAGATTATTCACAATTGCCCAATCAATGGACAATGCAAGGTTCTACAATAGCAACAAGACACTTGATTACTTCTGGGATGAACATAAACACAAACCTAAGTGAAATTATCGAAAGATAAAATCCTTGAACTTATTAAGAAATCTCGAGTATCAAGGGATGGAAAAGATGTGTATGGGGTATGCCCATGGTGTGGGCATGATGAGTTTGGTATTTCACTTTCAGATAATCACCAATTCAATTGCTTTAGAAAAAAGAAATGTGGTGAGACAGGTAATATATATACATTACTTAAGTTCTTAAAGGAATATTCATTTTTCAATAAGACATACCAACCAAAAGATACGTTAGCAAAACTTTCAGTTGAAGAAGATGAAGAATTCAGTATTGAGGTGCCTACAATCAAACTTCCAATTGGTTTTATGAGAACCAGTAAATCAAACTATCTTGATGATAGAGGTTTCAAAGCGTATGATAAATATGGTGTAGGTAGGACAAAACTCATATACAGTTTGAAGAAATACATCATTTTTCAGGTTTTTGAAGATGGTGAGCTTAAGGGATACCTTGGAAGATTTGAAAGCGATGAAAAAGTCAAACGAAAATATAGAAATTCAGAAGGCACTGATTTTGCCAAACTCGTATTAGGTCTTGATGAACTAAATGAGAGCATTGAAGAAATACTAATGGTTGAGGGTGTATTTGATAAGGAAAATGTAGACGAAGAATTGAACCTTGAAGAAAATGAAATAAGAAAATGCGTTTGTACGTTTGGGGCAAGATGTACTGATGAACAGCTTATCAAGATAATGATGAGGGCTCCTAATTTGAAAAGGATCTATGTAATGCACGAATCTGACGTTATCAATTCTGTGAAGAAAACTGGGTTGAGATGTCAGAATTATGTCAAGGATACAAAGGTTTGTCATCTTGATGAAAAAGACCCAGGTGATATGTCTGAAAAAGAATTAGTAAATTGCCTGTCCCTTTCCAAAGATCCTTTAGCATTCAATGTTGGGACAGTTAAGAAAGGTATTTTACGTTGATTATGGGATCAAGAAAACTATCGTTATCCGAATTACTTAAAAATCTACAGTACGAATATATTTGTTGTGAAATCAGGTCGAAGACTTATGTTCATGAAAAACATCGAATATATTGGGAAAAAGTAGCAGGATATAAAAAAGAGAAGATCATCAATATTGCTGAAAAGCAAAATGCGTCTTCCATATTTTCAGATGATAACATCAATAAGTCGTTTAAGGACATGATCTATTCAGGTTATGGACTACCTGCATTTGTGTATAAGAACGAACAGGATCGTGAAGTTCAGGAACAGTGGGATATTTTGAATTTTTTCTACAGGGGAACAGAAGTCGAATTTGTTATTGATGGAAACATAAAGAAAGGAAAAGCTATGTTTACAGACTCTGAAAAAAGACGAGTAGAAATTAAGGAATTTGATGGTGAAAAATACAATGTGTTCTTTGAGTCCATCAAACGAGATATTTGGTAATAAAAATTTATTATTTTTGGCAGCATGAATGCTGATACAATCGTTGAATTACAATCTTGGCTTGAGACTAATAAGTTACAAGCAACAATTGAAAAAAACATAGTTGAATGTGCTGATAAGAAATTCCTGTTCATAGAGGATAAGGATGGTACGTTGATCAACAAGAAATTCCAACTGATAGTTACACAACCTGAGTTTAATCAAACTCCACATGTTGACTATTATCTATTCAAGTTTGGATCATTTTTCTACTATTCAGAAATTGACAAACTCAAGCTTAATAAATTCAAGTATTTAGGTGAAGCAGATGATGATCTTTTTGATTTCAGTTTGCCTTTCCTTGGTATTCATGGAAAATATGAGCTATGTAATGGAACAAGGCATTATGATGATTGGTGTATAAAAGCAAAATTCTTAGGTTACAAATCATTGGCAATTTGTGAAAAGAATACATTGGCTGGAATACTTCACTTTCAAAAATCTTGTGAGGATCAGGATATTAAGCCAATTCTTGGTGCATCGTTCGATATAAATATTGGAAGTGAGAAGGTAGATACCAAATTTTATGTCAAATCCAAAGAAGGTTGGATGAGCATATTAAGGTTACTTCATGAAGCTAACTCTGGAGATGATATGAGTATCACATTTGATGATCTCATCGAAAATTCAAAAGACTTGGTTATAGTCATACCTGCATCATGTAAGAATTACAAGAAGTTCATTGCTTTACCTGAAGATGTTTATGTTCAGTTTGATACTACAGAATTCAATTCAAATGAAACCGATACGAAAAGGTTAAATGATCTGAAGACAGTTTACAACTCAAATCTCAATCCTGTATTAGTAAGTGACGCATTTTATCTCGACAAAGAAGATCATGTAATAAAGGATGTGATAAATACAGTTGGAAAAGTCAATTTCCAATTTAGTTCATCTGATCAGTATTTCAAAAGTAAGCAGGAATTGGTTGAAAAAGCTGAAGGTTTGTTTGCTGACGATGATAAAGCTGTTGAATTTGTAAAGAAACTCATAAAGAATACAAGGGAAATTGATGAATTGTGTGATTATACATTGCATGAGAAGAAAAGTCATTTGCCTGAGTATGAAATGAATGAAGATGAAGTTGATCTGGCTGATACGAATATAGATCTTTTCTACCATTATATAGAATTGGGATTTGCAGAAAAAATTGCAGGTAAGGACAACGAGAAGGAATACAAGGAAAGGTTAGATTATGAAATAAGTGTTCTTATTGAAGGAAATGTCATCGATTATTTTCTGATCCTATTTGATATTGTAAACTGGTGTAAGAAAAACAACATCCTCCCGGGAATAGGTAGAGGATCAGCTGCAGGCTCACTTGTATCATATCTAATGGGGATCACTGGTTTGGATCCTTTGGAACATGGATTACTATTTGAAAGATTTTTGAATAAAGCAAGGATGCTTACTGGAGCATTACCTGATATTGATCAGGATGTTCCTTCAGCTCACAGGCAGGACATAATTGAATATGTCAAAACAAAATATGGTAAGGATCAAGTTGCATGTATAGGTACTTCACAGAATTTCAAGTTGAAGTCACTTCTAAAGGACATGCTTAAGCTCAAGAATGTTGATTTCAAGGAGCAAAATTTCATTACGTCGATGCTAACAAAGGAATATGACTTTGCAGATGTAGGTGGGTTATTCGAATTGGCTACCAAGGAACCTAAGATCCTTGAGGTGATAAATGATCATTGGGAAAATATCGAAATGATGGATTTATGCATGTTCCAACCAAGATCATTTGGTATTCACGCAGCTGCAATCATCGTTGTACCAAAACATAATGAGGGTAGAAGAACGTATGTTTGGGATTATACCCCTGTTCGAATGCATAATGGACAATGGGTTACAGAATGGGAAAAGGACCATATTGAACAAGTAGGACTATTAAAAGAAGACATCCTTGGATTACTTCAACTTGATAAGCTCATGAGAATGGTGATGCTTATAAAGGAAAATAAGAATATCGAGATTGATGTCCTTAAAATACCTGTTGACGATCCAGAAGTGTATGAGTTATTTGCTAAGGGGATAAATCAAGACATTTTTCAATTTGGTTCACCTGGGCAAAAGGTATATACGACTGAATTGAAACCCGATAATATCAGTGACCTCATAGCAACTGTAGCTTTATATCGCCCAGGAGCCATGGAGAACAATTCACATAATAAATATGTGAAGATGAAGAATGGTGAACTTGAACCAGTTTTACCTAAGAACCTTGAAGAATTTTCGGAGGAGACATTTGGTTTGTATATCTATCAGGAACAAGCAATGCTTTCATATCAGAAGATCACAGCCTGTGAACTTGAAGAAGCTGATAAATTCAGAAAGGCACTTACAAAACTCAAGCCTGGGTTTAGAAATCCTGAAATAGAAATCTACGAGAAGATATTCAAGGACAAGTATTTTGCAATGATACATGATAAAGATCATGTTCAATATGTTTGGGACCTCATTGTTGGTTTCAGTAGTTATGGTTTCAATAAATCACACGCTGCAGCATACGCAATAACTGGATATTATGCTCAGTGGTTCAAAGCCCATTATCCTCTTGAGTTCTATGTTACAGCTTTGGAATTTGCTGACGATAAAACAATATCCGATGTGATACATGAGATCCAACATAATAGTAAAACTGAATTGAAACAACCAGACATCAACAAATCAGCTACGCATTTCACTTATGATGATGAACTCAATGAAATATATTGGTCATTCAATTCAATAAAATATGTTACTGAAAGATCAATCGATGTCATAGTTGAAGAAAGGAATAAATCTGGTGCATTTTTTACGTTTGAGGAGTTTCTATCAAGAGTTAAGATCAACAAACAAGCTGTTGAAAATCTAATCCTTGCTGGTGCGTTTGATACAATTGAAAAACATGTTGATGCATACGATAGATTTTCGTTACTTCAAAGATACTATACAGCTATCAAAAGGTTAGACTCGCTTGAAAAAATACCTGAGGAGTTCAGGATGAAAAATTGGTGGTGGCAATTACAATCAAAGAACAATTGTGGTTATGGGTTCATTGATTACAGGGGTATTTTCATGAGAAAGGCTAATACGACAACTTATCATCATCCTGATCAATTTCAAAAAGAAGATGCAGAAGGGTATTACATAACTGGAGGTATTGTAACCAATATCATCAAAAGAAATTCGAAGAAAGGACCTTTTGTCCAACTTAATATAGATCACAATAATATCGAGATCATTTTTACTGTATGGAACGATGCCTATAGTAAAATAAGAAAGGATCTTGCTGAGAACAGATTGATCGTTTTCAAAGCTGATTTATCTTGGGATGGATACAAAAAGAAAAACACTTTCAAAAGTGGCAAAAAAACATTCATACATTTTGTATGATGTAATAAAATATTATTATTTTTGAAGCAATGAAAGACGATCTCATCTTAGGTGCTGGTACAGCTGGTATAATTACTTCACTTTTCACAAAAGCAAAAATGATAGATCCTAAGCCACTTGGTGAGCTGGGGTTACCTTTTTCACCTGGGATAAGGATCTTCAAATGGGAACTTGAAGTTGTACAATTTATTTCATACTGGCTTCCTAAGTGGTATCCAGAATTTAGCATCAAAAGGGAAACTTTGAAAATAGGCTATAAAACTGATGATGGGGTTTTTAATTGTGCCACTGAAAAATTCAAGGAAACATATTCCTTAATAACAAGAGGAAAACAAGAATATGAACCAAGTTTTTTATCGTCTGGTCAAAATAGTATTTCATACGTATCAATCAATGGTTTAGGATACGAAGGTTCTTATGAATTCTTTTTCAAATCAGCACTTGAGTACTTGAAAACAAAAGGTAAGTTAATTGAAGAAAAAGTAACATTTGTTGATATAGGATCAAAAACAGTAAGGTGTGGTGATAAAAAATACAACTATAAGCATTTGTATTCCTGTATCAAAAGACCAATTCTTGAAAGACTTATGGATAAGATTTCAGGTGAAGATTTTTCAACAACTAAGAAATCATTTTACAGAACTATCAAAATGATAGATGGTGGTATCATGGGTTATGCTTACATCTACAGTATAACAGATGAATGGACAAGAAAAACTGAGTTTGGTCGTTACTATGTTTATGAAACAACTAAGCCAATTTTAAGTGATCATTTTGAACATGACAATGAAATAACTGATACATTTGAGGATATTCCTTTGCAAATACAGAAATCACTATCACAAACAAACTACTATGGTGTAGAACTTGTTGGTAGGTATGCAGAATGGAACCATGCAATAAAAGCAAACGAAATAATTCAAAGGTTTGCGCAACGATTAAAATTCAAAGTAAATGGGTGATAGATTAAGTGAGATATTTCGTATTCAAATCGAGTTCAGTAAAACTTGGCTTAAGAATGAAAAGAACATTGACATTTTTGATATGTCAAGGAACGACAGGATAAAATGGAGCAAGGAATACATATTAGCAGCAGTAAATGAACTATGTGAAGCCTTAAATGAGTTGAAGTGGAAAACTCATCGCGAATTTGAAAAACAAGACAACATAGATAATTTTAACGAGGAATGTATTGATGTTTTTAAGTTCCTTATGAACCTCCTTCTAATAAATGGTATCAAGGAGGATGATTTCTATCAAAAGTTCATTGATAAAAGTGAAATCGTCCAATTGAGGTATGAGCAGGAAAAAGCAATGACTTTGTTGAAGTTGGACCCAAACGCAAGAATTGCCATTGTTGACATTGATGGATGCTTGAATAACTACCCGTATCACTTTCTTGAATTTACAGAAGCTGCCACAGGATTGGATTACAAAACTGTTCCAGACTTCAAAGAAGCTGACATAGTAAATTACAATAAAGCAAAGGCCTCATATAGATTATCAGGAGGAGAACGAGGAAACGTACCTAATGAAGAAACATTCAAATTCCTACATGATCTAAAGGCACATGGTTACACGGTTGTTCTTTTATCATCAAGGCCTTATGAAAAGATCAAAAGGCTATATTCGGATACTGTTCATTGGTTGAATAGTTACAAGTTTCCTTATGATTATCTGGTATTCAATAAAAATAAGGACACCTACATAATAGACAACCTAAAAGATTGTAATGTAGAATTTTGTGTAGATGATGATTTCAACAATGCTCAGAACCTTTCTTATCATTTTCCAACTTATTTGATGGTTAACAAGGGCCTCTACTCGTTGGAAGCCTATCTACATGCACCAAAGAAAGTAAAGGTTATAGACTCACTATTAAAAATTGAACTTACAGGTATGAAATAATAAATTATTATTTTTACATACATGAAAGAAACAAAAACATATTGCTTTTATCAAGAAGGTGCTGCAGAAGTTGAATTGGACTTTTGGGAAAGCATGCAAAAACAGTTTTTGAAAACAGAAGTTGAGTTCAAAGGAAAAAAGTTAAGAATTTATGCTTTGGATAAAACACCAAGGAAACAAGAAATAGAACACATGATCTGTATTCCAGATACTATTGGCATCAATGCAGAACTTCACAATTTCTTGAATAACATCAGGCCAGCAGAATACAAGAAGACATTATATTTTGGAAAGATAACTTCTGAATATGCACAAATACTTAGTAACTTTATAAAGGCTTGTAAAAAATGAGTGATGTAGTTCAAATCATACACATTGATGGACCAGACAAATCTGGCAAAGATGCTATCAAGCGTGAGATAATAAAAAGAACAGGTGGGGCTGTAATGGTAATTGCCAGATCGTTCCTTTCACAAACTGTTTATGCAAGTATCTATGGTCGAGATATAAATTCTGAAGGATATTGGTTAAAAGCAAAGCAAGCTTTTCAAAGAGGTGAAACACTCATATATCTTCGTCCAGAAAAGAACTTAGGTGAAATTGAAAGGAGGTTCAAGGAACATGATGAAAAAGACATGGACTTTGAAAATTATACCTTACATAGAACTTGGTTTGATAGAACAGTATCGTTATTGGGACACCAAGGATGTAGATATTTACAAATAGATACAACAGCACATGATATTAGTAAATGTGTTGACATTATCTTACACAAGGCACTTTCAGATTATACAAAATTCTGTTCAAATTGTTTGCTTCATACTTTGGATGTCAATCAAATGGAGGCTAAACATGGATATGGGAAGCTTGTTCCAAAAAGAAATGATGGAACTGAGTTCATGATAGTGGGAATAAATCCATCTAACAAAAGAATACCATATAATCAAAACCCTTTTGAACTTACTAACGATCCACAAACACATAAGAACAAACCTTTTTGGGATGCTCTTTGGGACCTTGGCATCGGAAATAGATCATACATTACAAATGCAGTTAAATGTAGTACAAAAAACAACAAGTTAAAAACTGTAGATTTCAAATGCTGCGAACATATTCTTCAAGCGGAAATTGAATTCATGAGACCAAAGATTATAGTCGCAGTTGGAAAAGAAGTTGCAGCATATCTAAAAGGTAAACTTGATAGACACATTATTGAAATTCAAGATCCTGAACACCATAATTTCACACATTCATCAGTATACACACTTGACGTAATAGAAAAACTAAAACATCATGTCTAAAAGAATATTCATAACTGGAGAAAGTGGTGTAATACCAAAAGCAATCATGGCGCTTTGTGAAAACTCAAACCATGTGGTTGTAAATACACATCTTAATAAAGATCTGGATGGATTACGATGGCATCAATCATTCAAGGTTAGACATCCTGAAATTGATTTCACAAACGATAGTGTAATTGAAGAGGCATTTCGAAGATCACAACCTGAAATAGTAATACATTCAGGTGCTTATGTTGGAACAGATTATTGTGCAAGTTCAAAAGATGAAGCAGTAAGATCCAATGTATATGGTACACAGAAAATTGTTGACCTGTGTAATGAACATGGGTGTAAGTTAATCTATTTTTCAACAACGGCTATTTTCGATCCAAAAGCTTATAATAAGTATAAGTATATGACTGGACAAACTCGAATTGATCCTCAAACATTATATGGTATCACGAAATACGCTGGGGAACTGATTGTTAAGAACTTGTGCAAAACACCTTTCACCATCGTTAGACCAGTATTTGGTTTTGGTGATTATCCAGATGATCTACATTCAGCTTTGACTAAGTACATCTATTCCATAATAAATGGAAATCCTTTGACGATCCTACTTGATAGAAAAATAGGCAAGAACTATTTTAGGGTTGAGAACATTGCACAAATTGTAATGAACATCATCAATCAAAATTATTTTGGTTCTATATTCAATATAGGTGAGAATTACGACCTTAGGAAAAATTGGAATGAGATTGATGAAGTCATTGAAAGTAAGTTAGGTAAGTTTGACAATAGTAAAATCACTTTTGTACCAGAAAAGGATTACCTGCACTGGCACAATATAGATAACAGGAATTTGAAGACATTGGGGTTGTATTATGATCTACCTATCATGTTTGAACAAGGAATAGAAATGACAATCAAATCAGTTAAGGAAAATCTTGACAAAAAACCATATTGGATATGAAACCAAGAATGCGATATATTCAGTTCAAACAAGAACTTGATGATCAGATTGATATTATCAAAGTTGGTGGTCGTGATACCAAGGAAATTGTATCACTTGTAATTGACTATGAGATCAATACCATGTCAGAAGAAGTTAACAGCTTTTTAACAGAGAAATTAACAGCTCAATCTAAAGATGATGTGAAGGAAAGAAAAATGATCATGTTGGAACTTACAAAAACTATCATTGATCTTAGAGAGGATCCAAATTCAAGACAGATGTTAGTAAGGCCAAACTACATCGGGAACGAAAGGCTTTCAGCATGTATATCACTTGTGCATGTCTTATTTAGGAAAGGGAAGATCATTATGAATGTATATCAACGAAGTCAGAATATTGATAACTTCTTATATGACCAGCAAACATTCTTTTTCCTTGCGAAGATGGTCGCAAATACATCAGCTGTTGACAAATGCGAAATAAATGTGATCATAGGGTCACTACACAAATACTTAGACTAATGGATTTCAAAGAAATAGAAGACCTGAGAAAAGCAACTGGAACATTGCCTTCGGAAAGGCCAATGAAAAATACCAATGTGTTACAATTACCAGTTGCATTGAAAGTAACACTTGAAGATCATTCAGCAAATCCATATAAAGCCATGTTCGTTACAGCAACGAGTACATGGGGTGATAATAATTTTGAACAGAAGTGGCCAATTACTTCACCTGAAGGAAAACTGGAAGTGATAAAAGCTGTACTTACTCATAATACATTACCTCAGGCTAAGGAAATGGTCCAATTTGTATTTCGAGTAAAAGGGGTACCAAGATGGTTGTTTGATTATCATGCAACGACTGTGAAATTTGCTTCATTCATGTCCATCGGTTGTAGAGATAACAATAAGATTGACTCAGATGTCATAACAATGGATCAAGTTGGTTCAGCAGAAATGGCAGTTTTTAGGGAATTGAAAGATCTATATGAACTGGCACTTGGTTCTGATCAAGCAAGTTGGCAATCAGCGAGAACATTCTTACCTCAATCATATTCACATTCATACCACTTTGGACAAAATTTACTATCATTGATTTCAACCAGAGGATTTCATGCATCAAAGTTCTTTGGTAATGATTTCAAAGAAGAGGCAATACAATATTTGTATCATACCATTGTAAAAGAAGTAAAACAGCACTTTCCTTTACTTGGTTTGTATTTGAACATGATGTTTAGCCATGAGGTTAAGAAAACAGTAATGGATCAACTTCATAAATTGAAGCTTGAGGATCTAAACGAAAAAGACATTGAACTATTAAATAGGATATGATGAAAAAAGAAGCAGTCATTTTTGCAAAAGGAGTAGAAGCGTTAGTGGTAGATATTATTTCTGCAGATGAAACTGGTGTCACATACCATGTAAAAGGAACCCCCATTTGCCAATATGATCAACATAGTCGAGCAAGAATAGGGGTTGAGTTCTTTGATTACAAGGTTGAAGAAAAACCTGTGTATGTCGTTTATACAGCAGTTGCAAATCACATGACATCAGATAATGCTGATAAGATTTCAAGTGCATTGTGGAAGTTGGAAGCATTAAGAAACAAATCACCTTATAAAGATCAGTACAATCTCATGACAAGGTCATGTGAATATAAGGTTAAGCAATCATGGGGATCCTTACGTGGACAAATGATGAGGAGGTTGAAATTCTGTGAAGAAGAATTCATTGTAGGTTTACATTGGTTATTGAGACATAAGCTTATAGACATGGGCTTCAAACAAGCAGAAAGTTTCCTACCTGGGTGTGATAATGCAAAAGATTGTGACTATGCTTCGGCAGATTACCTATCAAATATGTTTGGTTGTTTATTCGCTGGATGTAATAGATGGGAGTCGCATGCCAAATACGCTTCATTCAACGAGTCGTGTACAACACCTGAACTATTGGAACAACAATTAGCATCATATCACCTTAGAATACCAAGGTCTACATACGAGCTTGAAAAAAAATAAAAAATTATTTCATAGATACAGAAAAAAGTTGTAGATTTGACTTGTCAATTGGTTATTAACTAAAAATAGAAGATCATGACAAAAATCGATGCAAGGGAGACAACAAAAAGGTCTCTCAAGAAGTACACCTCGGATCAGCTGATTAAGAAGCTGGAAGGTGGCAAATTACTTTCCTTATCTAAGGAATTGGCTTTTGAAATCCTTAAAGATCGTGAGGTTGAACTACCTGACAGTTTAAAGGATGGTTCACCTGAACCTGTGAAAAAGAAAAAAGCTGCTCCAAAGGCCAAGGTTGAAAAAAAGGAAGATGCCCCTAAGGACGAGAAAAAGGAAACCGCTCCAAAAGCAAAAGCGGAAAAATCTGGTGGAACACGGGATGTTTCAAATGAAAATCCTGACCTTGTGGTTGGAACAAAGGTTTCATTTGAACAACGAGTTTCAAAGGACACAGTTACTGGTAAGATCATCAGTTTCTATGACTGGACCACCAAGAAGGATGTAACGAAAGAAGCTGCCAACATCTCAGTTGAGGTTGATGGAAAAGCTAAAAAGTTCGTGAAAAATGTTTCGGCTTTGACCAAGGCATAAGCAATATCCCAATCATTTTTGAAAAGGTCACCAATTTGGTGACTTTTTTTTTGCAAAATTGTTTCTGTTTAATAATAATTTATTATTTTTATTGCATGAACTTAATCTTTGATCTATCACACGCCTACTACAAGTCATACGCAGTTTTCAAATCAAGGTACCCAGGGGTTGAATTAACCAACCATGATAGCCAAAAACAACTTATCAGAAAGTTCCTTACAGATTTTTGTTATTCAATCAGATTGTTTGAAAGTACAGGAATTGATCGAGTTATCTGTTGTATGGATGGTAGGAACAATTGGAGGAAAAATGTTGATCCTGAATATAAAGGAAATAGGGAACGAAAGGAACCTGAATTTTATCAGGTAAGAGAAGAATGTGCAAGGTACCTTAAGAATGCAGGTTTCATAATATCACACGATGCTATGTTGGAAGCTGATGATCTGGTGGCTATATGGAGTAAGTTCATTTCTATAAATGGTGAAGAATGTTTGATCCTATCTTCAGATAAGGACATCAGGATGCTCGTTAATGAAAACGTGGCAGTTTACTCAAACAATAGTAAATTGGCTGAGATTTATTACAAGGAACCCCTATCATGGTTTGGGAATTTTTCTTCATCTCAGTTAATTACATATCAAGAGGTTTCACCAAAGTGGATAGTTTTTGAAAAAACACTCATGGGTGACTCTGGGGACAATGTTCCTAAGATCCTTAAAAGAGGGGTTGGATATAAAAGATGTGTCAAGCTGTTCAATGATTGCAAGTCACATCTAAGCGATTATGGAAAGGTCTATGAAATATGTAAGGAACAAGACGTCTTTGATGATGACCTTACTGAGAAGCTATTCCTGAGAAATAAAAAATTGATTGATCTAACAAGTTTCAATGGTCCACTCAACGTAGTTAAAAGGATGTACGAGGAAGCTATTGATAAATCCACTGAATATGATTTTGATGATGACTATGTTCTTAGTAAAATTTATGTCTAACCCATTTTATTGGCTTTGGGTACCTGCATTATTGGCATTTATATTGATTGTCTATGCTGCACGTAAAATTGAATGGCCTACAGAAAAGAAAATATGGGATCATTCCAAAGAAAAGGAACAAGCTGATAAGTTTGTTGCCAACGATGGTAAGAAATGGGTTTCTGAAAATAAGTATTATATCTGGAATGTTCGCAAAGGACTTTTTGAAAAATTTACAAGAACTGATGGAAAAGATACTCAATCTGGTTGGGATATTTATTCCAACGTTGAAAAACAATCGAAACAATGGGCAAAGAACTCCAAGTAGATGACAAATTCAGAACTAATCCTTTGAGCCACCAACCAGGGGGCCATGAGGTAAAAGTTCAAAAAAGAGATAATTCAATCTTTAAGTATGATAAAATCAAAAATCCAAAAGCATACATCAAGAAATTAAAATTCGTTGAAGAAATAATTGCCGTTTGGGTTGATGGCGTAGAACTTACAGCATGGCGTTAGAAGATTATGAACAGTTGGTAACACTCCAACTACCTACAAAAATAGTCGTTTTAAGATTGCGAGATTTTGATACTGACATTGATGTAGATGAATTGACACAAATCCACTACCATAATTTAATGGGAGAACTATTAACTTGTTCTGTAGCAATGAACAGAATAGGAAATCTTCTTGCTGATTATGAAAGCATGGTAAGTGAAGCCAAACTTGATATTAGTATCTATGAGGCTCAACGAGATGCTGAGGAAAGGAAAGAAATGGTCAACAATAATGAAAGGATCAGTAATGAAAAAGTGGAAATGGCAATTAGGAGATCACCTGAATGGAAAGTAAAGAAGAAAGAACATATCAGGCTTTCAAAGGAATGGGGATACCTCAATTCATTGTATTGGGCGATTAAGTCAAAAGACGAAAAATTGAACAAGCTTACTGATAAATTGAGACCTGAAGATTTTGAAGCAGAAATCGTCGAAGAAAAAATTAACGGAATAATGATAAAATTGCAGGATAAAGCCGTTATGTAATAAAAAATTATTATTTTTAATGTCATAAATCAACATAAACAAAAATGGGAATAGAAAGAGACAAGTTTCGAGATACCACTCGAGTTGAAGACCTGAAAAAGGCCGACCAGAAAGTCGAAAAACTCAACAGGACACAAACGTCCGATTATGCTGGCTATCTAACCATTGAAGATGGGGAGAATAAGTTCAGAATTTATCCACCTCACCCTAACAAGGATAATCATCCATTTGTACAAGCAAAACAGCTTTGGTGGTTACCTTGGGTATACGAACAAAAGGATGACGATGGTAATGTCATAAAGGATAAAAAAGGAAATCCTAAAATGCAAGATGGCAAGAAAAGGATTTTCGATGCTCGTATCCATTCCAAAGCTGGTGTCGATGTTGTTTCAGAATACATTGATTTCTACAAGAAAATGTGTGAAGATGCTGGAATGAGTGAAGATGAAGTAACGGAAGCAATGTTACCAATCTATGGTAGTTACCAGAAAAAGATCCAAGGAATTGTTGGAAAACCTGGGTGGGTAATTTATGCAGATAAACACAACAATGCTGGAGGTAAGGAGTTCGGTAGATTGGAAATTGGTAAAGCTGTTAAATACAGATTGAATGACATCATTGCACGAGAAAGTGATGATGAACCTGTAGGCACAGTTTCACAAAATCCATTCACTGATCTTGATGATGGTCGATTGTTGATCGTAACCTATAATGGGGATGCGAAGAAAGCAGCTGATTACTACAAAACTGAGATTGACAGTTCGTTCGATAAGAAAACCAAGCAAGTAAATCTCGTACCATTATCGGATGAAGAATTGGAAACCTTCTCAAAATATCCATCGTTGCATAGTTTGTTCGTTGATGTCTATACATCAGAAGATTTTGAATATGCTGTAACAGGTTTGAAACTATTTGATGATAAGGAAGAACTTGGTGTATTCGAACATGAAGAATGGAATGAAAAGGTTGCCAAGATGGCTGAGTTGTATCCAGATCCTGATGATGACGATGAAGAAAAACCTGAAGAGGAGAAAGCAGAAGAAACTGAAGGTGATGGTAATATGAATGATGGAGGTCCTGAATATTCTGGAGGTGATGATGAAAAAAATGAAGATGAGGAACCACCAGAAGAAGTTGAAGAGGTTGATGATGGTATTCCACCAGAACTTGAAGGGGACGATTACGATGACATGGAAAGGAACGATTTGAAGATATTCATTCGTGACAATGCCATTCCAATAGTTGTAAAGAAATCAATGACAGATGATGCCATTCGCGATCTTATCAGAAAGCATGTTGCGGAACTTGAAGGTGGAGGGGATACCAAAGCTGAAAAGCCGGCAAAATCTTCATTGAAAGATAAGTACAAATAAGGAAGCTAATTACCAATGGCGAAGAAGAGACAACCTGTCGGTTTACTAATTACTGACACACACCTTAAAGATGGAAATGAAGATCTTGTTTTATCGATTTTTCAACAAGCTATCAAAATCTGTCAGGCCCATGGTTTATCAACGATCTATCATTTAGGTGATTGGTTTACCAGCAGGAAGTCTCAATCTTTATCTGTACTACTTACAACTGTAAGGATTAAAAATGCAATCGAGGAAGCTGGATTGATCTTGGAAGTAACACCAGGGAACCATGATAAAACTGACTTAAACTCAGATCATAGTTTTCTGGATTTTTTCTATGACCATGAATGTTTTAGAGTGATTGATTGTTTTCATAGAAGTAAGATTACAGATAAGATCAAAGTTCTATGGTGCCCATATTATAAGGTAGACCTTTGGAAAGAAAAACTTGATGAAAAAATCAAAGAGGGGCTTGATAAGGATTTCAAATGGGTTTTGTTTGGACATCAAGCTGTTAATGGAGCTGTTAATAACGATGGCTCTAAGGTTAAGAATAAGTTGACAAAAAATGTATTCAAAGATTTTGATGCAACATTCTTTGGACATTACCACAACCAGTCTGGACCTTATTTAGGTTCAGCATACCAATCTAATTTTGGTGAGGACACTAATAAAGGTGTCACATTGCTTTATTCAGATTTGAGCACAGAACATATTCAATTGGAATTTCCTGCCTATGTGAAGTATGTTGCTGATCCAACAAACGAAAAGCAATTCAAATCAATAACAAAAAAGGTTCTTGATTTCAAACTTAAGAATAAACAACACGTCGTTCGTATAGAACTTACAGGCGATCGTGATAAGATAATTTCATTAGACAAAAGCTTATTTGCAGAAGCTGGCGTTCAAGTTACTTCAAAATTCGATGATGCTAAGGTTTCTATGGACTATGAAGAAGGTGAATTCAAGGTGTTTGATAATGAAACAATCATTCAAGAATTCAGTGAATTTGCAGAGGAAGAAAAACTCGATGTTGAACAAGGAATAGGTTTCATAGAAAAAGCAGTTAAATAATGTGGTCAATTGAAAGTATAAAAGCCCAAAACGTAATATCCTTTGAAAGTCTTGAGTTTGTTGTCCAGAATGGACAAGCATTACCTATCGTAGGTCAGAACATTGATGATCTTGGCCAAGAAGCTAATGGTGCTGGAAAATCTGCCTTGTTTGAAATCGTATCCATGGGGATTACTGGGGACTCGATGAGAAAGGTAAGTGTAAAGGAAAACATACAGGATGGTTTTGATGAAGCTTATGTTGAAATCTTATTGAATAACTCGACTATTAACAGTTCTTTGTTAATAACTAGAACGTTCAGGACAAAGAAATCTACTGTAATTTCAGTTGAATTGAATGGTAAGACACCCAATATCAAAACATCAGATAGTGGTGATCTTGATGGGCGTGAGGCTAATTTGTTCATTTTGGACACATTGGGGGTTACACGAGAAGATCTTTTCAATTACTATTTGATCTCACAGCAGAATTTCGTTTCATTCCTACAGGCTTCTGATACCAAGAAAAAGGAGATCATAAGTAGATTTTCAAATACCCAAACCATTGATAAGGTAATAGATTACATAGGTAGTGAACATATAGATCCACTTGGTGAGAAGCTTACAATCATTGAACAGCAACAAGTTGCCATAAATGCTAAGATCAGTGTAAGGAAAGAACAACTTGAAGAATTGAACGAAGGTGAGTTTGAAAGGTTGAAAAAGGAAAAGATCGATCAGCTCAAAGGAAATATAGAAGCATCAAAGATTTCCATAAAAAACCAAGGTGAAAAGATTGATAGAATTATTGAACATTCAAAGGCAATAGATAAAGAGATCCTTGATATTGAAAAGAAACTTGAAACCGAAAAAGTAACGCTTGGTAAAATTGAAGATGCTGGTAAGAAAGCAAAGGAAAAAAGCGATCAACTTCAAAGTAGTTTCCAAACTGAACGCGAAACACTTTTGAAATCAAGGACTGGAAAAATAAATGAGGCCTTAAACGAAGCAAAAGAAGATAATCAACTTCAAGATGGTGAGATTTCAAAATTGAAATCAGAATTAAGATCTATTGAAAATAGGTTGATGGGTTCCATTACTTGTCCTGAATGTGAACATGAATTCAAGTTAGGTGAAGAGGTTTCAATGAAAGACCTATTGATCCAGAAACAAAAACTCAAAACTTCAATAGAAGAAGCTGAAGTCATTTCAGGTAAAATTGTCAATGCAATTGAAGCCAAACAAAAAGAACTAAATGAAGCTACCTTGGTTGTTACTAAGGAACTTGATCAATCACGTGATGCAATTGACAAGCAGAAAGACGCCATTGACGAAATCAGGAATGATTTTAGAAATCAAGAGGTTGCTGTATTTGAAATCAAACATAAGTTACGTGCTGAAAATGCCAAGATAGTAACCAATAACAGTAGTATAAAATCAATTGAGGGGTACATTGATCAAGAAAAAGAAGGAATTGAAAGTTACCTACGAGCCATTGAAATTGAACAAGAAAAAACATTAGGTACTAAGAAGGAGGAGATTGAAAATAAGATCGAAGAACTTGACGATGAATATCTTGACAAGGTAAATGAATTGGGAAGCCTTTCAGAAGAAAAGGACGAATATGACAATTGGATCCTTAGTTTCATGAAATTCAAGACCAGATTGGCTAACAATTCAATTAAGACAATTGAAACTTTCGCCAACTTTTACCTTGGTAAAATGAAATCCAATATCAGGATAAGAATTGATGGTTATAAGACACTTGCATCAGGTCAGGTACGTGAAAAAATATCAACAACAGTATTTAGAGATGGCATTGAAAAAGGAAGCTATGGAAAGTTTTCGGCAGGGGAACGTGCAAGGATCGATATTGCTGTAACAGCAGCATTGCAAAGCATTATCAATTCAGCATCAACATCTGGAGGTTTGAATATGTTATTCATGGATGAAATACTTGATGCAGTTGATACTTTGGGATTGAAAAGCATTACACATGCACTTCAAAATCTTGGTATTACAATCATGATAGTAACCCAGAATACTATAGACCAACTTGGTGAAGGTTGCCTATTGGTTCAAAAGGAAAATGGGAAATCAAAAATATTGATACGATGAATACTCAACTCGCAACACCTGAGAAAGTAGAAGACTGGTTATTAAGGTTTGATAGATACAGACCTGAATTTGAATGGTTCATGAAAGATTTTACGCCTGAGGATTATTCAAAGTTACTTGATGCAAGGGTAGAAAAGAAATCACAGTTGATGATGGATATTATGTGTAAGGTGTGGTTTGTACTACCAGACAACCAATTTAACATCATTAAAAATCCGAAGGGGTGGGGACCATTTTTAAGCTTAATTGAGCAATAATGAAGAAAATGCTAAAAATCCGCGTTGAGACTGGGCGCTATAACAGAGTTTTACAACAACGCTTGATATAATATATAAGGAAAAATGGCTGATTTTTGTACAAAGTGTTCAAAGGATATGGGATTTCCAAAACCTGATATTGATGTTAAAAAGAAATTCGATGACCTTAAGAAAGGATATTTCATAAATGTTGGAGTTTGTGAAGGATGTGGTATGTTGGGTATTCAAAAAACAGAAGAAGGAAATATGCAAATTGCCTTCGCTGATAAACAGGATTGGGTTGACGCTAAAATCGAGGATTATGAGTAAATTGTACATAGGAATAGACCCTGGGAAAAATGGTGGCATTGTCGCCAAGATAGATGGGCAAATAGTTGAAAGCATAGTTATGCCAACAAAAGCAAAATTCTACTTGACTGGTGAGATCAATGGAATATTCACTAACTTAATTGAAACGTTCTCAGAAGATGGGGATGTTCTTGTATGTTTTGAGGATATACATTCGATGCATAGAAATGGAGCATCTGCTAATTTTGGTATGGGTTTTGCTTCTGGTTATCTTGAAGGATTATGTACAGGTATGGGATTGCCTTTCGTAAAGGTCCAGCCAAAGAAGTGGCAGGAATATTGTTGGCAAGGTATTCAACCCATCAAGATCAATACTGGTGAGAAAACAGCAAAAGGAAATATCAAATACAAAATTGATACAAAAGGAACATCATTAGTAGCAGTTCAAAGGTTATATCCAACTGCAGATCTAACAGGACGAGGAAGAGATCGAGCAACAAAACCCCATGATGGTGTAGTAGATGGATTATTGATATGTCATTATGCTGAAAACAATTTGTAATGCACAAATCAAAGGAATTGGTAACTTTCAAATACGACAACATAACAGTTGGGCTTATAGAAACTCCTGTTACTAATGGTTGGGGTAGGTTGAGGGGTTATTCAAAAAATGTAGGTTGGAAAGTAGATGGTGCACATGGTTATTGTTTGATATATGACTTAACGTTTAGAGATAAGAAACTTGAAACGCTTATGAAAACATTCAATAATATGGTAAAAGAAGTAAGAAACGGAAAAATCAAATTTTCATGCAAAAAATAGATGCCGAAATAGGCAAGAACGGATTTAAGTACAAGCAAGTTCATGAAGGTGAGAACTTCTACATCTACGAACAACGAATACCTGAGAATGGTAATAAGATCATTGCTTATGAAGTATTCGAAAAGAAAATAGCCAAGGAACGAGAAACTGAATGGGCAAACATGCCAGAACGAGAAATATTTCCATCAAATGAAGCATTTGGTGTATGGGCGTGGTCCATGGCTGTCAAAGGTGACAACGCCGAAAAAGGGCTCGCGCGCGCTATGGAGAGGGGGTTGGAAATTAACGAGAGGATAAAACTAAGAGAAAATGAGCAGGAAGCAACTACGTGAATGGGAGTTCAAGTGCAACAATAAAGATTGTGAAGTTGACAAGATCAAGAAGTACAAATGGTCTGACAACGAAGAACAAGAGCAATGTCCAGAATGTGGGGAAGAACTAAGGTTGCACATTGAGTATGTCAATGAAGGTCCTATGATCATGACATCGAAGTTCAAGAACAAGGGAAGACCACGAGCTGAAGCACGTTCAAGAAGTCTCAATCATTTCAAGAAGGATGTTTATGATACATTACCAATGTGGGAAAGGAAACATTTCGCAAAGAAGCACGGTTGGAGCCTAAAGCGATAAAATACCTGAAAGGTTCATTTAAGCACGCTAACGAACTGGGGTGTGTAAAGGAACTTTTGATGTACTTGCAGTTGAAGCAAGTGAACCCCCATGGTAAGATCATGTATGGCAAATCCATTGAGACAATCATGGGGTTGACTGGTTATTCGTCAGGCGGGACATGCAAAACGCTTCGATCAACTATTGATAAAGGTTTCATCAAGGAATTTAAGACCAAGGACGGTAAAACTTATTGTTACCAGTTAGTTTCATACGTCCACGCATACAGGAGGATCCTGATGATGAAGTTCAGACTTGATCGGGGAGCAATTCCAGAACATAGACTAATAAGGATAAAAGCAAAATTCATAAATGATAGCAAACAATTAAAGAAGATCATCCAAGCATCGGAGATCAAGAACAACATTGATCGCCAACTGTTCAGGTTCGAGCAGAAGGAACAGCTAAGGAAATACTCAAAGAACGACATCGTTTCGCAGGTGGAAGAACATGAATGTGTCAAAGCCGCAATATCCTGTCGACGATTACGAGAAATTCTTGGGTACAAGACCACAGCTGCAATTCTGAAAGTGCTAAAACAATTGGAAGAGTGTAGTTTGTTAATAGTTACCAGACAAGGTATTCAGGACATAGTAAAGATGAGCTATCAGAAGTTCAAGGATACTGGAAGCCTAAAGAACTATTCATTCAAATCGGGCCACGCATATCGGTACGGTTGTAATTTGTTGCAGATTGACAGCAAGCTTGAATATATCTATTTACACAACTCACACTCTAATGATTTCGATACTCGAAATTATCAGCATGTTTGAAAAGGTGATTTTCACTTTTGTAAACTATCATATTAGCATAAATGCTAATTAGTAAAAAGCAAAGCTTGTTTGAAACAAAGAAAAGAAGACGTACGTAAGTTCACTGAAGAGGAAAAGGAAGACATGATATTCAAGCATGTCTATGAAGACTGGTCTATAGCGAGTTTACAGCATAAGTACTACGCGTCTTATGGAGAAATAAATAAAGCACTTTCATTTAATCTTGATAGAATATCGAAAGACAAAGACTTCAAGACATATATTGAAAACAGACGATATATAGTACTCATAGAAAGACTTGAAAAAAGAATTGATAGTTACGTTAGTTACTTACTATCAGAAGAAGGCCAATTAGAAATAACTGCAAAGCAATACAAAAAGATAGCAGATGAAATATCCAAAATTCAAAAGATGATCAATAAACATAAAGCAAAATCGGTAATATGAAATTTTCAAACCTACAAGAGAATATCTTCAATGCAATAATCTATACAGAACATGACGTGTGCGTCAATGCAGCGCCTGGGTCAGGTAAAACAACAACTATTGTTGAAGCCTCCAGAAGAGTAGCCCCAAGCCTCGCATCCTTGTTCTTGGCTTTCAACAAGGGAATTGTTACTGAACTGACCGAGAAATTACCTCCACACGTCGAATGCAGTACACTCCATTCGAAAGGAATGAAGGCACTCATTAAGACCTATGGTAAATTGGCAGTCAGTGAGTCTAAGACGTTCTTCCTTTCCGAACATATTATCAACAAGAAATCTGGATTGAACGAAAAGAAGAAGATAATCTTAAGGTTAAGGCTTCAAGATCTTATGAATTATGCCCGCCTTCATTTAGTAGATAAGACCAAAGAAGCATTTGAAACTATTTGTATCAGGTATGGACTTGACTATGATGATGAATTCATTCAGGATGGATTTGAAATGTGGGATTACCTGAAAGAATACAATGAAAGGTTCAGGTATGGTTCAAATCAGATTGACTATACAGATATGATCTACCTGCCAGTCACAGATGAAGATGTCCTACTCGATAGTTATGATGTCATATTTGTAGATGAAGGCCAAGATCTAAATAAGTTACAACATACATTTGTCAGGATGATGTCCGAAAAAGGACGTGTGATACTTGTTGGAGATAAGAACCAAGCAATCTATGCGTTCTGTGGAGCAGATATTGACAGCTTCATAAATTTTGAGAACTCGAACAATACAGTTTCACTACCTTTGTCCATTTCATACAGATGTCCGAAGCTTGTAGTTGAAAAGGCACAGGAGGTCTATAAATCAATCGATCCTTTTGAAGATCAGGAACAAGGCATTGTAAGAAATGGCATTCCTGAAGAAATCAAGGATGGTGATTTTGTATTATGCAGGAACGTGCGTCCATTGGTACTCATGTTCTTCAGGTTATTGGAAAGGGGCCTCAAAGCAGAGATCAAAGGACATGAGGTATTAGAAGCTATCAAACGGGAAATCAAAGCACAGATCGCCCACGATGTTGATAAAGGAGTTGACAAGATGTTGGAAAAGCTGGGGAGGATCCACGAAGAACTGAAGAAGAAGAATATCAAATCACCATTGAAACACCCCAAGTTTGTCAATCATCAGGAGAAAATCCAAATTGTAAGGCACTTGATAAATTGTACAGGCGTGAGATCCATGCGTGCATTGTTCCAAGAATTCAATTCTATGCTTGAGGCTAAAGGAACAATCAAACTCATGACAATCCATAAGTCTAAGGGACTTGAGAATGATAGGATATTCCTGATTGAAAGATTTGAAGGCAAAAGACTGATACCAAGTCAATATGCCACCACCCCTGCCCAATTAAGGCAAGAAAACAACCTTTTGTTTGTAGCATATACCAGATCCATGAAGGAATTGATCACAATACCCAATTTTGAATAAAAAAATAATAAATTATTATTCTATGTCAAGATAATTGTTTATTTTAGATCTGTAATTAAAACAGATCGATATGAACGCAACACAGGCATACAAAAAAGTGGACGAATTCGGGGTTGATTTCAGCTTCGCCACTCCGTCCGATTTCGAACAAGCTAAAAAGGATAGATATGATTTCGATTTCACAGGGGCTCGGATCCATATAAAATGGAAGGGCTTAAGTGGAACACATTCGTTTCCATTGAACTCTCGCGAAGAGGCTGCATTCACGGTCCTTGTTTTGGATCTGAAAAAGGAATATGAAACTTGGAACCTATCACAGGAAACCAGCTTCCACCTTAGGGGTGATGATACTTTAGAACTACAATCTTAAAACCATAGATATGAAAAAGAAACAATCGTTAATCTACTCGATGCTCAACCAATGGGTTGACAAAAAATTCGGTGGCCAATTCGAGGGCCATTACACTGGGATCGAAACCCTGGAGGTCAAAGGACCTTTTGGTGGGAACCAATTCATATATATCCAACGGGATGCCAAAACCCACGACCTCAACTACCTCAGGTTTGACCTGACTATCAGACCATTCAAGGAACGATGGAAATCATTCGGTATCAACAACCTTGGTTTCAAATGGAAATACACCAACGAACTGGAAAGATGGTGGATGCATGTTTCATTTGTCAAAAGCTTGGATGTAACAGGCATGCACTGGAAAAAGGTTTTTCCAAAGATCCACGAATGGTGGACTGATTACAACAACCCATATACTTTTATGGATCACAATGAGGAAACAGGGGAACCAATTCCATTAGATAAACCCCCGCTTTGGAAATACTTTTACCAGATGTGGAAAATGGAAAAATTCCAAAAAGTATGTACTCACCCAAACGCAGAAATGGAAGATTACTACTCGGAGTCTCAAGGTCGAGTTACTAACTTCTACTGCCCAACATGTCACTTATCATAATCATGGGACAAAAACGAAAAGATTGGAAAAAGAAAAATTCACCTCAACCTTGGGGTGAATGGGAGGATGGTTTCGTACCAGCCAAAGCCATTGAATTATCACCCAGGCTTGAAGGTAGTACAATTAAGATGAATAACCACTTTCAGGTTTGGATCCGAGAAGAAAAAGGAAAAGAAGGTTGGCCTGATATGATATGGTTGTCAATCAAGCGCCATGATAAGGAAGCATTTCACGACTGGCGTATTTTCCAAAGAATAAAGAATGAATTGGTTGGGGAGGAAAATGAGGCAGTGGAGATCTATCCTGCAGAGTCAAGGAAAGTGGACACAGCCAACCAATATCACCTGTGGGTAATGAAAGATCCAGAAGTCAGGTTTCCTTTTGGTTTCTTTGATGGAAGAATTGTGGATTACACAGGTGAACTACAAAAGGATCTGGCACCAAACGCCAAACAACGCCCTTTGGATAGCAACTCAAATTACATTAGGGATATCGAAATTGAAAAAAAATAATAAATTATTATTTTATATCAAAAAATTGTTTAATTTAGGATCATGAAAAAACATCAAACAGGCCCACATCAGAAGAAAGCTATACAGCGATTAACCTCCCGACATGATGGAGCGTATTTAACAGGACTTCAAGATATGTGCATATTGATGCATTTTCAACATGATCCAAAGAAAAAGCCTCTTACAGTTGAACAGGCTAATAATAGGATTGCATTATCAATACTTTATAACTAAATCATAAATCATGAAAACAGATCGCAAAAAAATGTTGCTCCCTGTGGAGATGGTTGATACCAAAACGGTGTTACCAAACTTCGCAGTAACACACAAAAGGGAAAAGACGATTATCGTCACAAAAAAAGAAGGCCCAAAAATTGTTCATTTCGCTGGACCCAAATACAATCTGGTTCCAATGTCTGAAATTTTACTACCTTTCGAAAGGGATTTGAAATCTCTTGGTAAATTCGAATGTAAATACAATGTCTATGATGATGCTGTATTTTACCTTGATTATGTATTCACAGATAATGTGTTTTCGGTTGGAAAGGAAAGAAAGTACAAGAAATCTGATGGGATAACACCCAAACTCAAATTAGCCCATTCCTATAATGGTTGGATCAAATTCAACTTGAAGTTCGGATACGAAAGGCTCGTTTGTGAGAATGGTCTAACGGTTTTCGACTACAAAGGAGGTTTCAGCGTAAAGCACACCGAACAACTTGCTGAAGGTAATGCCTTCAAAATGTGCAAGGAGGCAATTCAGGAATTTCTGGATGAGTCAAAGATCCTTTGGAAACCATACGAGGAACTATCAACTCAGGTAGTTACCAATTGGGAAGAAAGGATCCTCGAAATCATCACAGCTGTACCTGGGTTACCAAAAAGGGAAGCTGGCCAGAATTACATCAAGGAAGTTGTGGCTCGGGAAATGGATCATTTCGGTGTCAAAGAGGCTGATGATTGGTTGATTTACAATGGAATTAACAATTTCATTAACCACGAATCTACTGCGGACCAAGAATACAAACAAAAACTGGATGCTAAGGTTCTTGAATTTGTGATGGCATAACAATCACATCTTCTATTTTCTTAATCAAAGGGGCTTTGCCCCTTTTTTTAATAAGTAATGATTATTTTTGATGTCAATGGAAATCAACAATTTCAAAGTATCTAAGCCAACATTCATTAAATCAAAGGAACAATGGAGGTTGATCAAACGAGATAATAATGACAAGGTACTTGAAAGGTTGTTCTTTGATACAAAAGAGGAGGCCGATACTATTTACATCCATTTGAAAACAGAACAAGGTGCAAAGATCAAGGCTGACGAGATTTCTTCTTCTGATAAAAACAAATCATTAGCAAAAACTGGAGATGCTAAGATCAAGGTACTTACAGCCCACGATACTATGTTTGATATGTTAGTGTCTGGTTCTGCAAGATCTACTATTGTTGAAAAATGCATGGTTGATTTTAAGATCAATAGAAGCCAAGCGTTATTGATCCTGAAAGAAGTACTTGATACTGTGACATTATTCACACTTTCAAATATTGATGATATTATACCCATCCACGTAAAAAGATACGAGGACATTTATGCTGCTGCTGAAACTGCTGGCTTTGATAAGTTGGCTTTGAAAGCATTGAATGCTAAGGAAAAATTGATTGGAATGTCCAACAATAATGTTGAGGTTATCATCAACCAAGACAATTTCATTCAGGAATACAATTTTGACGATATTATTTTGAATAAGGAGGAGACAAATAAATTTGACCAAATCATGAAAAAAGCAAAAATCTAATGGCATGTTATTTGATAAGGGATAAAGAAGGCAATCCAAAAGTTGGGTTCATCCACATCTATAAGAATGGTGGAATGTCTGTAAGAAAAGAAATTGATAGGATATGCAAAGACCGAGGGTATACTCAGGAAGTTGTTGCCCAAGATGAAGGATCTTTATTTCTGAATAAACAGGCTTTTGAACATTGGGGAGATGATTGGGGGCATGCATATAAGTTTGCAATTGTCCGATTACCTTATTCAAGAATGGTTTCATTGTATCATTTCATAATTCAAAGAAAACAAAAACCTTTGTTTGATATGATCAAAGGAAAAAGTTTCAAGCAATTCATGCAAATGACATTTGAACATAAAACTGGAGCTAATGTAAAGCAAAAGGATTATGTTCTGGTTGACAACGTGATGCGTGTTCAACATATATGCCACCTTGAAACACTTGAACAGGATCTGAAAGTTGTAAATGCACAAACAGGTCTTGATTTTAAGATCAAACATGACAACAAGTCTCAACACAAACACTGGTCTCAGTATTTTCCAAAATCAGTATTGAATGCTACTTTTAAGTTCTTCAAAGAAGACTTCGAGCTATTCGGATACACAAAACAAGGAAACCTATCATGAAGAAAACATCAAGGATTTTAGTAATTGGTGCCAATGGGATGGTTGGGTCTTCTTTAATGAGATTTTTGAAAAGAAAAGGTTTCAAATCTGTAATAGGTTCAACAAGGGATGATACTAATTTATTAGACTTGAAGCAGGTATCGTCTATGTACAGAATGGCATCTGCAGAATATGTTTTCATGTGTGCAGGTAAAGTAGGAGGTATAAAGGCTAATAACGAGCAACGTGTGGAGTTCATGGAACAAAACACATTGATAGCAATAAATACTATTTCACAGGCATACGCTCAAGGTGTAAAGAAATTCTTGTATTTGGGATCTTCTTGTGTATATCCAAGATCTGTGGATACACCTATTGCTGAAAGTTCTTTATTATCAGGTCCTTTGGAACAAACAAACGAACCTTACGCTTTGGCTAAAATACTTGGTATCAAGTTATGTGAAAACTATCGTTCTCAACATAACGCTGATTTCATTTCATGCATGCCTTGTAATTTATATGGCCCAGGTGATAATTATGATCTTGACTCAAGCCATGTGATGGCAGCAATGATCAGAAAATTACATTATGCAAAAGAGGAAAATCTGAATGAAGTTACTTTTTGGGGTACTGGAAATCCTCTTCGTGAATTTGTTTATGTTGATGATCTTGCTGAAGCACTTCAGTTCTTAATGGAAAACTATTCTGAACAAGAAACAATAAACGTAGGTGCATACAGTGATTTTCATATAAAAGATCTTGCTGAAGTTGTTGCTAAGGTTATTGGATATGAAGGTGCAATTGAATTTGATCATGTTCATCCAGATGGAACTATGAGAAAAAAGGTTTCAACATCTAAAATGTCAAAACTTGGATGGACACCTAAGACAATGATTTTTGATGGAATAAAAAGAACTTACGAACAATACATAAAAACGTTAAAATGAAAATAGCATTGATCTATGGTGTTACAGGAATGGATGGTTCACATCTTGCTGAACTATTATTGGAAAAGGAATATGTCGTACACGGCGTAATAAGAAGATCTTCTTCTTTTAATACTGGGAGAATTGATCATATAATCAAGGATTTGAATTTGCATTACGGGGATATTACAGATCCAAATTCTGTCAACAGTTTGATTAGTAAAATCCAACCAGATGAAATCTATAATTTAGCGGCTCAATCTCATGTGGCTGTTTCATTTGAAATGCCTAACTATACAGGGCAGGTTGATGCAATGGGAACTACAAACATACTTGAAGCAGTAAGAAATTTGTCTCACCATTCAAAGTTCTATCAAGCATCAACATCTGAGTTATTTGGAAAAGTTGTTGAAACACCTCAAAAAGAAACAACTCCCTTTTACCCACGAAGTCCATACGCTGTTGCCAAACTATATGGATATTGGATTACAAAAAATTATCGTGAAGCGTATGATTTGTTCGTTTGTAATGGTATTTTGTTCAATCATACGGGTCCAAGACGCGGGGGAACCTTTGTAGAGAAGAAAATTGTTGATGGATTATGCAAATTCATTGAAGGAGGGCGAGGAATAAGACTTGGGAACATCTATTCCAAGCGAGATATTGGTTTTGCACCTGAATATGTGGAAGGTATGTGGCGAATGCTTCAACAAGATGATCCTGATGACTACGTTCTTTCAACTGGGATTACAACTACAATAAAGGATATTGTAATTGAAGTCCTTTCGATTTTAGGAATAGAACATAAGTGGTTAGGTGAAGGCTTAAATGAAATTTGTGTTGAAAAAGGAACAGACAAAATAATCGTATCAATTGATGAGAGGTATTTCAGACCAACAGAAGTTGACTTATTACTTGGTGATAATTCAAAAGCAAAAGAGAAATTAGGTTGGGAACCTACATACGATCTGAATAAGATACTTCATACAATGATAAAAATGGCACAGGAATGATTGCTGTAGACAAGGAACTTGAAATTGAGTTGCTTAAGGAGGTATACAAACGAAGCTATTATGAATTTTTCAAAGATGCTTTCGCTTTATTACACCCAGGGGAACCTTATGATGACAATTGGCATATTGAACACTTATGTAATAGATTACAGCAGGAGTTATTCAGGATAAGAGCTCGAAAGAAAAGGCAACGCGATATCATTGTAAATATGCCTTTTAGATCAAGTAAAAGTTTGATCGTCACAGTAATATATCCTGCATGGGTCTGGTCTCAGGATCCTCAAGTAAAATTTATATGCACATCATTCTCCGATCCACTTTCATTAGAACATGCTTCAAGATCAAGAACCTTGATAATGTCAGAATGGTATCAAACGCTATATGGTGACAAGGTTATTTTAAGATCAGATGAAAACACGAAATCGTTCTTCTCAACTGATCGTTATGGATTTAGAAAATCTGTAGGTACTGGTGGACAAATTACAGGATCAGGTTCTGACATCATAATAATTGATGATCCACAAAATCCTAAGAAAGCATCATCGGAAGTTGAACGACAGAATACTATTGATTTTTACGATTTTACATTATTCTCAAGATTGAACCAACCAGACATTGGAGTAAGAATAATCGTAATGCAAAGACTACATGAAGAAGATCTATCTGGACACTTAATTGAAACAAGACCCGATGATCATGAACACATTTGTTTTCCTGCTGAACTTACACCAAAAACAAGGGAATATGTTTCGCCTGAAAGTGTATTGAAACATTATCGCGATGGATTATTCTGGCATACAAGGTTCAGTAAAAAGCAACTTATTGCTTATGGTGCAGCTTTAGGATCAGTACAATATGCTGGACAACTTCAACAATTACCTGCACCAGAAGAAGGGAACATAATTAAACGAGATTGGTTTGAGATAGTTCCAGCGCATACTGTTGAAAGGGACGAATACAAGCATCCTATAAAGTTCTACCTTGATACAGCCGAAACAGAGAAACAAGAAGGTGATGCAACAGGAATTTGTGCATGTTTCAAAAAGGACAACAGGTTGTATATCACAAATGTGATCGAGGTCAGAAAAGAATTTCATCAACTCATTAAGTACATACCTGTTTTCGCTAAAGCAAATATGTATACAGGAGGTTCACAAATAAAGGTTGAACCAAAATCATCAGGTAAGTCAATTGTTTCTCAGTTAAGAACAGAAACTCAATTGAATATTTCTGAACTACCTGCACCAACAGATGATAAATTGACAAGAGCCACTGCTGTTACACCTATCATTGAAAGTGGTAGAGTTATTTTGATCCAAGGTGCATACTTATCAAATTTCATGGCACAATTAACATCATTTCCAAACGCTAAACATGATGATATGTTTGATGCATTCATCCATGCAGTAACAGACCAGTTGGCTGGAGGGGATTTTGACTTCGCATTTGTATGATAACACAAGACGACATACAGGCATATTCAGATAGACGAAAAGAGCTATTGAATAACAAGGCATTCAAGTCTGAATGTGGAAAATGCAATGGTGCAGGGGTGGTAATAAAGAAACGAGGAGGGGCTAAGAATAATATCTTCAGAAAATGTTCAATCTGTAGAGGATCTGGTGAAATAACAAAAAAGGAATTTGGTGCTAAGACTATTGCTTTATCTGAGTTGTTCTATAAAGGATATACAAGGAGTGATTTGAGGCACATGCTGATAAAAACTTTCAGGTTAAATCCAGCAACTGCTGAAATGGATGTATCACGTGCTTTTCATTATATTGAAAACGAACATTCTACAAATAAAAAGGATGTCCTGTCAATTCATTACAGGAGGTATGAAAGGATCTTCAGAAAATATGCTGAATTAGATATTGAATTGGTGCCAAAACATTTACGTGGTTTGAGAATGTTTGAAGCGCTGTCAATAATGATCGAAACCCTTCAATCAAAAGAACGTGCATTTGGAATGCATGCACAGAATTTTTCACTTAAGATCAACCAATTCAACATAGCACAAAAGAAAGTAGCAACAAGAAATAAGTATGACTTCAAAAAATTATCATTGGAGGAACTCGTTGAAATCAAAACACTGATTGATGTTGCTAAGAAAAGAACTCAAGCAAGCATGGTTGTTGACTCAGATGTGGCTGCAGATATGGAGTTTGAAAAGATGACAAGCGCTAAAAGGCGAAAAGAAGAGGTTGAATACGATCATCCAATTCAAAAAGTAAAGACAAAAAAGCATCGAAAGGAAAAGGAATTTCAACATGTTCCTATGAAGACTGCTGATGATATTAAGAAAAAAATCAACGAGAGCTTAAAAAATAGTATTATTGTTAGTATGAATAAGAAGAAAAATGGCTGAAAAAACAGAACTTCGAGATAAAGTTAGACCTTTTGTATTATCACTTACTAACAAGGTAAGTGATCAACGGTGGGGAGTTACACCTGAAACACTGGTAAATATTAGTAGAGGAGCATTTGATCTTTACAAAGATATTTTATCTGAAGGTGATCGTGATCTACTTGGTGCTGTGATCATGCTATTCTTCATACCTGATGATTACAAAATTGATTACATCGATGTTAGAAATGACGTAAGCATTGAAGTTGGAAGAATACTTGAAACTGCAAAAACAATTACTACTGATACAATCAAAGGTGATTATGATCAAAATTTCATTTTTTTGATTTCAGAAATCATTCAAGGTAATATCATAAAAATGACTGATCCAACTTTGTATGGTACGAAGCAGGCAGCATATCCAGCACTTAGGGCTATTCATTCTCGTTCAGATCAACAAGTTCTCATATCAACCCTTGACGTTATTTATCTATACTCAGAGTCAAGTGTATCAGTTTCATCCTCAGGATCCAGTGTTAGCACACCTTGATGGAAATAGGTCAATGTAAAAAATGTCCAACAGGACAAAAGAAACCCATAGTTAATAGAACACATTGGTTGTGTGATGATCATAATTATATGAGGCTTCATGGTGGTAAAACACGTCATGAGGCTCAGTTGGAGAAGGCTAAGGCTCAACAAAAGGTAAGGAAACCAATTGTATTCAAAAAGACACCCAGAAAACCTATAAAAAGGAGGAAAAGACCTATTGATGTTGAGTATTCAATTTTGATAAGAGAAATCGCAAGTGAAAGGGAAAAAGTATGTACAGGTTGTGGTAGACCCCAAGGAGGTGACATAAGACTTTCAAATAGTCATCTCATTTCAAGAAAGCATTGTCAGGAAATTGGACGTATGGATCTAATTGCTGATAAGAACAACATTACTTACCATTGTATGGACTTCGGAAATAACGAAGGTTGCCATAGAAAATGGGAGGGTCCTCGAAAAATAGAGTTGCTTGATTACCACATGAACATGACGTATGTGAAATCTATTAACATTCAACTGTTCACAAGATTAAAAATTTCAGCGGAAAGTTTTTCTAATAAATAAAATTTTATTATTTTTGTGTACGAACAACAAATAATCGTTCATTATTGAAGTAACTGAAGATGAGATTGAATTCAAACGAATACACATTTGAAACACTGGTTGAGCATCTTACCGAAAAACATGGTAAGAAATCAACAGGTGAGGATTTTAATAAGAGCGATGTAGCTCAGTATTTGATACGAGGAAAACTCCCAAAAAAGTATGGTGGTCATAAGATTGAGAAATCTTCTCAACACGGTATTGCTATCATCACTATGTCAAAGGCAAAAGTTGATGCTTAAAAACCACACTTTTGTCTGTTTTGACTTCGAAACTGGAGGAGTTGATAAGAAAGAAAACAAACATGCTACAAAATTTCCTATCACTGAAGTGGGGATGGTTGCTTATGATATGAACTTTGAACATATCTGTGAGTATCGTGACTATATAAAAGGTCAGGAAATTGATGGTGTATATGTAGGCTATGATCCAGATCTTCATTATCAACAGGAAGCATTACGTTATACTGGTATTACAATTGAAAAACTTGAGAACGAAGGAATTGATTACAAACAGGTAGTCAAGAACATAGTTAATGTATTCAAACAGGCTGATGCTGGAGCAAGATATAAGAAACCAATTCTTGTAGGACACAATGTTGCCTATGATGTTGGATTTCTTCTGTACTTATTTGCTTACGCTAAGGTTGATCTCAGTAAACTTGTAGCAGGATACTTTGATCATTTCGATACATTTCATCCAACATTTTTGGATACCATGTATATGAGTAGAATTAGTGATCCACATAATCGGTTGAAACATGGACTTGGGGATGCTTGTAAGCGAGCAGAAATTGAATTGTTTGATGCTCACACTGCTTTAGCGGATACAAAGGCAACGGCAAAACTTCATCAGTGGTTCACAACTCGAATGAGGTCTGGATCTACAGAAGCAGTTGAAACGACAGAAAATAGAACACGTGACCATTTCAAAATAGAAGGATGAACAGAAAAAACAAATTGCCAAAACCTATTGGCCAACTTCATGGGTATAAATTCAGAAACATCGGTGGAGGTATATTCATCTTCGCTGGTAAGAAATCTTTGTCAAAAGATAATCCTCCAAAAGGTTTTTTCAATCTTGGAAATGCAAAGAAATATGTTGAAGTTCTCATGTCTGAAAAGAATGACACAAAGTTAATTGAAACAGCAACAAATCCTTATCTATCAAGTTTAGGGTCAGCAAGAAAAAGACTTGAAGAATATAAGAAAACAAAAAAATCGTTAAGAAATGCGCATAGACCTATCTAAAAGGCTTTACAATCTATTAAGAAAAGAGCCTCATTCACTCATTCATGGTTACTATGATTATGACAACAACAAGATCGATGATCGTGTAGAGTCATTAAATCTTGCTGAATTTAATCAGCCAAAAATTGAGAAGTTCATTGCTGCTATTGAAAAGGCAAATCATCCATCTTTCAAAACACCCTTGCGTCAATGTAAAAAATGGCTTGAAGTTCTCAAAGATCCATTGAATACATCTGTAGGTTCAGTATCTGGTTTCAAAACTGTAATGGAAACCTATGTGAAACAAACAAAGTCTGGATACATATACAGTTTGAATGAGGATGGAAATTATATGCCATATTGTATTGAGGAGGTAAAAGCTACTCGAGATGATGATGATGGTTATTATGTATTCATCAAAACAAAATACATTGGTACTTCACTTGATCGTGACGAATGGTCCTCAAGGAGCAAAAGCTTTGAAGAAAAATCAAGATATTTTTATTTCTATGGTGATGCATTTGATGAGAAACTATCATTGATTGATATTCTTTCAAAACAAAATCTTCATATCGAAACCCAAGAATACATAGATAATTATGCTATGCAAATTGAGGATTTCAAAATACTAATAAATAAAGGCCAGAACAAACAATACAGAGGATTAGGTTCAGCTTTGGTTTCTGATGGTGATAGATGGTATGCGAGAAACCGATGGATTTCAATTGATAGTAATGTTATACTTGATGCAATTCCAGATGAATTGAAAAGGAAAGCAACTGTTTCAGGTAAGAAAAGACGTATACCAATTCATCCATATTTCAAATGCTTTGATCTACAAACTCATAAGTGGTGTTTGCTTCATCCAAATTCATTAGAGGATTATGAATATAGTAAGGAGCAAATGGATAAGCTCGTCCTTGATCAAGATCTAAAAGATACGTTGAATAAGGTTCTTGCAAGTGAAGCCAAATTCAATGACATCATAGCAAATAAAGGAAAGGCTATGATTGTTTTATCAACAGGAGTACCCGGAGTTGGTAAGACACTAACTGCAGAGGTCTATTCCGAATACCATGAAATGCCATTGTACAAGGTTCAAGCCTCAAGTCTTGGTAGTAAACCAGAGGACATTGAAAAGAATTTGAAGATCACACTTGAAAGGGCATACAATTGGAATGCAGTTCTATTGATCGATGAAGCTGATACCTATGTAATGCAACGAGGAACTGATCTTGTTCAAAATGTCATCGTGGGAATATTCCTAAGATTGCTTGAATATTACAATGGTGTCCTGTTCATGACTTCAAATCGAGTTGATGAAATTGACAATGCAATCAGGAGTAGATCTACATTGGTTATCAATTATCAACTTCCAAATGATAATCAAAGACACGAAATTTATAAGATCTTGTTGAAACAAAATGAATTTGAATATGATGAAAATGAATTGGTTCAAATACTTCCAAGTTCTGAAGGTGACTCTGGGCGAGACATCAAAAACATAATACACAAGTTATTACTTTTGGACCTTCCACTTAATTTGACTAATGTTGAAAAAGTAAAGAAATTCATGTAATGGACAATTGGTTAAAAGAAATCAAGAACAGTAACTTCAAGAAATATTCTCAATTTGGAGAAGAAGGACATCTGTTATTTATTCTTGCTCAAATTCCAGAATGTGGTAAAGACCAATTTCTTGTTGATATTGGTGCAGGTAAGAATTACTACCTCTCAAACACTAAACACTTCAAGGATATTGGATATTCAGGAATTTGGATTGATGGTGATATAAGTGAATTGCATCCTGAAATCAAGCAACATTGGGTTACACGAGAGAACGTATGTGATCTACTTCAAATGTACAAATGTCCCCATGAGTTTGATTTGCTTTCAATTGACCTTGATGGAAATGATCTATTCATACTTGAAAAGATCCTTGTTTATTACAGGCCAAGAGTTATTGTAGCTGAATTCAATGCTAATGTTCCTCATGGTGAAATCAAAACGATAAAATATGATCCTCAACATGAGTGGGGAAAGGATGATTATTTTGGCTTCAGTTTTGAGGCAGGAAAGTTACTTGGAAAGATGTTTGGATATAAGATTGTCTACAACAATGCTGATCATAATCTTTTCTTCATAAGGGAAGATCTAATAGTTGGCCTTGAAGTACCTGAAATTACATACCACCACAGGCAGTGGCATAAGAAGTCTAACAGAAAAATGATTGACTGGTGAATTACGAAGAAAATATAGAACAGGGATTGGAGAACAAAGGTAGATACAGATTACCTTTCAACAACGATGAGTTCATTAAGGATATGGTTGTTCAATTGAAAAAACAACACAACCTGAAAATAGCAATAGAAACAGGTAGTTTCATGTATACTACATCAAGGTTCTTTGCCAATCTTTTTGAGAAGTTCATAACATTTGAGAAATCAAGTAAGTTATTCAATGAGTTCAATCACATCATTGCAGGACATACAAATGCAATAGGCCTCTGTATTGATAGTGTAGATGGATTGAAAAAATATTCACCTCAAATAACTTCTGAAACACTTATTTATCTGGATGCACATTGGGATGATAATTTTCCATTGTTAGAGGAGCTAAAGGTCATTGCTGATACAGGTGAAAAACCTCTTATCATGATCCATGATTTCAAAGTTCCTGACACAGATAGGTTCTTCTATACATTTAATGATGTAGATTTAGATCTTGATTATGTAGAAGAAAGTCTCGATAAAATCTATGGTAAAGACAAATATTCAATCATGTATCCTGCACAAGTTGGAATTGAAAACGTAGGTTGTGTATTCATAATTCCTGAAAAAAGTGGAAGTTGAAGACAAAATAAAATTGCTTAAAGCGTATCCTCCAATAATTGAGGTGCGTGTACCTGAGAAGTATGCGTATTCACCTCTTTTCAAACATGCAATGAGTGATGAGATGAAAAAATTATGGGGTGATGATAAATACTTGATCGTCATAATGCCTATTGAACACATGCCTGCTGTTATCAATATCAAAACAACAGAAATTTCAGATGAAGCATTACAAGAATTTGCTAAAAAATGGTCAGAGGTCGTCCAAACAAATAGACCTACATACATAGTACCAGATGCTGACAATGATCCAGAATTCAGTCTTGTCAAGCCAAGTTTCATCAAAATCCATTCAGTTTTAGAGGATGGAGAAGATCTATTCAGAGAGAAGATGGAACGAATGGATGAATATGTAGTCAACAAGATCCAATCAGATAATGAAAAAAAGTTGTTGAATTGACTGTAGAATAATAATTTATTATTATTTTTACATCATATTAAATCAACAACAATGGATTATTATTGCGATAAATGTAAAGGAACTACAAAATGTGTGGATTATTGTGATAATCCAAGCTGTCCAGAACAACCATGCTGTTTCAAACCATTGAAAGATTGTGATTGCAATCCTTTAACTGAAACAAGGCTAAAGGAAATGGATGATTATCAGATTTTTGCTCGAGGTGAAATTGTAAACGAACAGGAAAAAACTTGGTTATACAACTTTGATCCAGACATTAAGTTAATATGGTATGCAAAGCGAGGGTTGGTGCATGACTGGACAATATATGTTGGTCCAGCTAAAAATGGCAAAGAATGGGTCCTTTCTTATGGTAACAAGTTCACAGATGAGAAACTTGTTAAGGAATTGGTACCTATGTTGGACTCAGCTTGGAAATTATACAGGCGATGAAAAAGAAAATACAGGATTTGAAAAATAAAGTTGATAAAATGACTTTGATTGATGTTGAAAAAAGACTTCAATTTATTTCAATGTTCTGTATAGAACCTGGGTTGTTGACGTTGGTAGAAATAAGATTACTAACTGATAGAATTTTGAAATGATGGAAATAGAAATAATCGAACGAGCATTTATGGTGGCAAGATTGGCTCACGCCAACCAAATGTATGACATATATCCATACGAATACCACTTACGTGAAACACTTAAGGTGGCCAAAGGAATTGCTTTGTCTGAAGATATTCAAGTTGCTTGTGTTTTACACGATGCACTTGAGGACACTTCATTATCATACAACGACATCAAGAAAGCTTTTGGTAAAAATGTTGCTGAGATTGTTTACAGTGTAACCGATGAATTGGGTAGAAACAGAAAGGAGCGAAAGGAAAAAACATACCCAAAAATAAGGGGAAGCGTTGATGCAGTTCTTGTTAAACTATGTGACAGAATTGCTAATGTGAAACATTCAAAGGGATACAATGAAAGGCTCTTTAACATGTATGTCAACGAACATTCAAATTTCAAAAACAACATTGTCGTTGATCATCTTACAAATGTGAATGTTGAAATGCTATCACTAACGTTAGAAAATCTATATGTTACTGATTGATGGTAAAATGGCGATCGATTTCCAATTCCTTATCGGGGGTGGGATCTTGATCGTCTATTTTGAAGATGATGAATTCAAATTTAAGATTGTGTGATGACATCCAGATCTAAAATATACACAGTTGAAATTGAAATGGACTCATTTGAATGTGAGGTCGTTGCAAAGAACATAACTGAAGCAAAACAAAAGGCTTTGAAACGTCTTGGTAAAAGGAAACCAAGTGGATTGGTTAAAAAGGATTGGAAGACAAGAAGAAAAGCAATTTGGGTTGATGAGAAATGAACGTAGCATTCTACTTACTAACAGCAATTGAAACCATGGGAATAAGAAAATCTACATTGAAAGGATGCTTTCTTTGGATCTTGATTTTTATATTTATTGCAATATGTATTGCAATTTGGAACTTGGACGATGAAGTTTGTACTACCTGTAGTTTGTGTGTTATATATAGCAATCAAGCTAATTATCTTAATCAGAAACGATAACAATCACAATAATTATTAGATTAGCACTATGAAAAACCTCTATTCAATCCTATTTGTGTTGATGACATTCTCGGCATCAATAGGCGTGGGTATCGCTGGAAACAGTGGCACTTTCGACAATCCGTCTGAGGAGAAAGTATCTCCCTCAATTGTTGATTTGTTTGTAACTTCAGCTTATGCCCAAGAGGCAGATGAACCAGCTGATACAGATGAATTGATTTCCGAAATAATCGCGAACTATGACTGTGAAGAAGCCCAAGCAATTGCGGTGGAAGTAGCAGAAGTTTTCGAGGATATGCCGGCTTCAGGATCAGATGCCAATAGTTGGGTATCTTGGGTAACTGGTTTGGCTGCAGTAATCGGAGGAGCAGTAACGTATATTGTACAATTGATTGTCAGGCGGAAAAGTAAAGCCGCAGCTGGGTGAGCCAGCAGATTAAACATCTAATGAAAAGGTCTATTTCGGTAGACCTTTTTTATGCAATAAAGTGAGCCAAGTTAATAATAATTTATTATTTTTACTGTATGGTTAATATGCAAAATAATGGATCGCGAAAGTATATATCTAAGACAATGTCTGGATTGCAATTGCAACGATTGCAAGTTCCTGATACGTCGTCTTGATGTGCTTAACGAATATAAGCAGAAAAACAGAGATTATTATGCATGGTCATATAGGATAAGGAGAAAGAAATTTTGGGATGATGCACAAAAAGCATTTAAGAATGGACAAATCAAAAGGTATGAAGCTTTGTTAAAAGAAAGAACGAAAGTATCTCTTGATACCACATACAAAAGTGGATTATCTTATGGTGATTGTACCAAGTTCAATAAGCCGATATCGTTCATAGCCAACACATTGCAATTAGATACACAAGAATGCTTCATTCATAGAAAAGATTAGATGAAAATAGTTAAGATCCAAATGAAGTTGATAGTAACAGATGAATACTATGAGGGAGATATGAAAGAATGGGTTGAGGGACTTAAGACAGGTGTATCACAAAAGGAACTAATGAAAGATGCTGAGAAAGGCATTAAGAAAGTAACTGCATCAGCAACTGTAACCGATAGGAAATGAAAAAACTGATAAAAAAATTCAAGGAATGGTTAGATGATAACTTTCCAAAGTATGAGATACTTGAAGAGAAATGCGTGTCATATCTTGAAGCAGATAAGCTAATGAAAGCTTGTAACAACGATGATGATACAACAAAACATTGGGTAATTTCTGACCTTGAAGACATCAACAAAGCATACGGTTGGGTCTGGATATGTAGAAAGAAAAAAGTTAAGAGATGATACAGAAAGCAGGAAAACCAAAAGCAGGTACAGTACATCCTTCAATTAAGAAATTTGATTGGAATATAGTAACTGGAAATACTGGTAAATGTATATGTGCAAGACCAAAAGCAATGAGTTATGGTAGAATGATCTCGTGCAATGGTTGTGGAAAACTAATATCAAGTTTCTAATGGTTGTTTCAGATAAATACAATTTCATCTTTGTTCATATACCTAAAACAGGAGGTAGATCAATAAGAACAATACTGAAAGATCATATAGAAATATCTACTCATCATCGATTAGAAAATATGAATAGAAATCGAATACATGCTCATCTTACATTATACGAGATAAGAAAGTATTTGAATGGCTATAGTTTTGATAATAAAGGCAATGTAAAACCATTACAAGATCCTATCAAGCGATTTGAAGGGAAAAAGATCTTTACTGTAATGAGAAATCCATGGGATTGGGTAGTAAGTTACTATGAATTCATAAAGAGTAGAAGACGTCATCCAAAATATTTTGAAGTAAATGCAATGAGCTTTAAGGATTTTATAAAGTCAGATTATGTCAAACCTCAAGTAAATTACATTTGGAATTTTACAACAAATAGTATCTGGCCAGAAACTAAGATAATTCGTTTCGAAGATCTTCAAAAAGGATTTAATGAAATGCTGCTGGAAGTTGGTCTTCATCAAATGCAATTACCTCATTTACATAAAACAAAAAGAGGAAAATATCATGAGTATTATGATGAAGAAACAAAATCGTTAATAGCCAATAAGTTTGCAAAGGAAATAGAACTATTAAAATACGAATTTTAAGATGAAGACAAAAATAGATCTAAAACTGTACGTATTGATACAAGTCATACGTGAAATAAGAATATCATCCAACGAGAATAGATTTGGAGGAGGAACAAAAGGATTTTCAATCACTACACCTATGGCAGGTCTCATGCTTAAGGAGGATTGGGAATACCTGAAGGAATTCATGGCTATTAAAATGGAAGACGTGATAATGGA